TAAATGAGTAAAACGTCACTTTTTTTCGCAAAAAGTGAGAAAACGTCACTTTTTCACGCAAAAGTGATAACGCCCTATGATTTAAGCGATAGGGGCTCGCTATGTTCCAATCATGATTGGGCTCATTTATTTTATAGTGTAAATGAGCAAAACGTCACTTTTTTTCGCAAAAAGTGAGAAAACGTCACTTTTTTTCGCAAAAAGTGAGAAAACGTCACTTTTTCACGCAAAAGTGATAAAACGTCTGGTTTTTTTACCATAAAACCAGGTAACGTGATGAACGTTTTACTGATGTGAAAACGTTCAAAAAAACCATCTGTTTTTTCAATTCTATCAAAGAGCCAGAACCATGTCAACCGAAAAAATCACAACCCAAATCCTTTAACCCTCAAAGACAAACCCACTTTATCAGAGAGCCAGAACCATGTCAACCGAAAAAATCACAATCCAAATCCTTTAACCCTCAAAGACAAATCCACTCTATCAAAGAGTCGGAACCATGTCAACCGAAAAAATCACAACCCAAATCCTTTAACCCTCAAAGACAAACCCACTTTATCAGAGAGCCAGAACCATGTCAACCGAAAAAAAATCCAATGATATTCAGACCCCATCCCCAGGCCCCATACCCTCAAAACCCATGCCAAAAATTGCCAGAATCCCGTATGGGCGATTTTGGGGCGGTCATGAGGGGTATCATATGGGCCAGATGAAATCGTCCCTTATATGCAAAATGGTGAATGTAAACCCACAAAATAAAAAATCCACTGTAAACCCTTTATTTCATTGATTATATATGTATAAAATAAATGAACCTCATTCACTGACTGAACCTTACTCACTGACTGAACCTTACTCACTGACCGAACCTTACTCACTGACTGAACCTTACTCACTAACTGAACCCAATTTATTGACCGAACCTACTGAACCTTACTCACTGACTGAACCTCATTCACTAACTGAACCTCATTCACTAACTGAACCCAATTTATTGATCGAACCTCATTCACTGACTGAACCCAATTTATTGACCGAACCTCATTCACTAACTGAACCCAATTTATTGACCGAACCTCATTCACTGACTGAACTATATTTTCTATTTGATATTAAATAGTTTACATGGTATTTTTAAATAAATATCATTTTATTGGTTTACATTTACCATTTTGCATATAAGGGACGATCTCATCCGGCCTATATGATACCACCCATGACCGCCACAAAACCGCCCATACGGGATTCTGGCAATTTTGGGCATGGATTTTTGGGTCCTGTATGGTGGAAAAACGGCCCAATATCATTGAAAAAAATTTCCAGTTGACACAATCAAATCTATTTGATATAACATAACCATCTTCGAAAATTTGGGTTGAATTTTTTCAGTTTACATGGTTCTGTCTCTTTGATAGTTAATTCATAACAAAAGGTGATTATATGAAAAAAGAACAGATCATTGAAAAAATGAAAGAAAAGGGATGGACAGTTGACAGGTGGAATCACCTGAAATATAATAACTACAGATTGAAAATGCAAAGCAAGTCGGTAAGGTTTGAAAGAAAAGAAAATAAATCGTGGTTTAAAATCAATTCAAGAACTCTTTACTATAAAGACATAAACGATTCGGTTCTTGAAAGAATTGACAAGATTGTTAAAACGCGATAGTATAAAAATCAAAAACATTAACCTTTAAAATAGGAAAATATAATAATGGCTAGAGTAAGAATAAAGTTCATTATTGAATATGATATGTATGCAGAAAATTATCCAGATAATATTTCCGTAGAAGAAATGATGGAAATTGATAGACAAAATGCTATAGATGATCCATATTCTTTTATGGATATGGGTAATTTATCAGTAGAAGCCGAATTGGTTTAATGGTGTAAATATAGTGGGTTCTTCCAATAGGTAGGATTTTCGGCCGATAACAGAAAGATGAAGGTTCGATTCCTTCACCCACTACCATCTATTTTTTCTAAGGTAGCTTAACGGTAGAGCGTATGACTGTTAATCATAAAGATGTAGGTTCGAATCCTACCCTTAGAGCCAAAAAATGGGGGTATAATTCAATGGTAGAATAGCTGTCTCTTAAACCGTTAATTAGGGTTCGATTCCCTGTGCCCCCACCAATTTTGGCCCTGTAGCATAGTTTGGTTTAATGCGCTTGGTTGTCAGCCAAGAGATCGTCGGTTCAAATCCGTCCAGGGTCGCCATTTAATGTTTTATTATAATAATGTGTAAACTTTAAAACATGAAAGGGATTTAAAATGACCAATAACAAGAAAGTTTACGTCGCCAAGAAGGGTAAGATTCTGTTTGGTAATACTCGCAAGGGAACCCCGCGTTCGTTCAAGGACATTGAAACCGCCAGGAATTTTGTCAAAAACCTGATTTGGGTTTCCAAGGATCTGACTCCGTCTGATTTTACTTACATCAATGGCTAAAAATAAGGCGGGTGACACTACCCGCCTTATTTTTCTGTTATTTATTATGCATGATAAACTTTTTATTATATATAATAAATAGCAGAAAATAAACCAAAGGAAAGAGACCATGTATGCCATAAAACTTGGCAAATATTTTATTTCTGGATTTGATGAAAAATATCAAATAATTCAAATAACAAACAATATTGAATTAACAAAAAAATTCAAAACAAAAAAGTCTGCATATAAATGGTGTGAAAACCACAAAAATTCAAAATCTATTGTAAATGAAATTTACAATGTAATGGAGATATGATGCATTTATATATTATAGTATCTATATTATCTGTAATTGGGTTTTGGTTTATCATCGAAACCCTTTTTACTCATGCAAAGGAGATATGTTATGAAATGTATCAAAAATGTAAAAACCGGTGAAATTACAAGACATAGAGACGAATTTGCCCGTGAAATGGTTGAAACGGGTAATTATGTTTATTGCTCAAAAATGGAATGGAAGAATTACACCGAAAGCAAGAAAAGAGGATAATAATGGGTTTTGTTTACCTTGAGTTGATATTATGATATATATAAAGATATAATCAGATATCAACTCATTAACAAAGGAAACGAAAATGTACAGAGAAGACAGAAATCCATTTTTTAAGGTTGCAAAGGAACCCCTGTTCACAAGCAGTGGGTTGCAAGCAGACAAAGTTGCGTTAGTTAACACTGAAACGAATGATATTTTGGGTGTTGTTTCACCAACTTATGAAGTCGTTGAAAACGCTTTTATTGGTAATCTATTCGATGAAGCAACAAAAAATTTCGCTGTTGATAGAAAGGAAGATCATCTTGACGCCAAAACAAAGCGATGGAAACGTCATATCATTTTGAATGATGAGCGTTTTAGCTATTTCATTCAAAAAAATGATATAGTTGGTGTCATGATTGAAGCCTGGAATGGTTTCACTGGTAAAATTTCGTTCGGATATAACATCATGGGTTTTCGATGGGCCTGTACAAATGGGCTCGTCACTGGAAAGAAAAAGATTTTTTCCGAATCATATTCCCATGCTATCAATAATCCAGAAAAGTTGGCCGAATCGTTTACAAGAAAATTTAATATGTTTAGTGAAATCACGGAAACTTGGAAACAATGGGCTGATATTCCGTTTGATCAAAACGACTTCATTGAATTTGTCGAGTATTATAAGAAGCCTTCTAGTGATGAAAATCGCGAAAAGTCAAATCACCAATTTCTTCCACCGAAAGTTGCTGATACGATTATTGAAATGTATCCTGAAATAATGGCAGTTGATAAAACTCTTGAAAAAAACAAATGGGGTGCTTTCAATGTTCTGACAAACATTTCAACTCATAAAACAGCGGCTCGTAATGGTTCTAATCTATTCAGTAACAGATACCAGAGCGTTAACCGTCTCGCTTCTGAATTATTCACTTGGAAAAAATAACAAAGTGCGGGCAATGCCCGCACTTTATATATTGGGTGATAAAATATGGAACTACTGTTCTCAAAAAAAGGAATACCATATATACAAGTTGATGATACAATGTTGATTTTTTCATCTATTGGGATGAAAAATGATTCATATAAGTATATTGTTTTATCAAAGAAAAAAACAACTACTGTAAATGTAAGTGGTGCAAAAGCAAAAAAGAAAAAGAAAGTTAAAATATCCGAACAGGTAAACGGTTGTTATAACATGAATTTGAAAAAAACAACCGCACCAAACGATGTTAAAAAAGTAATTTCACCCGTAATTACCGAATTTTTAAGAAAATCAATAAATAAGTACTTGAAAAATGGATATTTCCCAAAAAGTAAAATATATGACTTGAAAAGGGATATCGAAAAAATAAGCGAGGACGATCCAACTGATTTTTGGGAAGATGATCCAACTGCTGATGAAAGTTACGATTGATTTTGTTTATTTTTCCAGCCCATTTATTTAAAATATAGATGGGCTCAAAAAATAAGCAAAGATATATCATCATAACAAATAATTGAACCAAAAATCAACAAAGGAAAATAAAAATGTCATTATATCATAAATTAAATGAAATTTTAGACAAATCCGATAATGAAACTGTTTATGATTTATATACCTGTGGTTGTAGATTATACTTGAATGATTCGTTCTTTAAATACAGATTAACACTACTTGGTAGCACTAATTATGTAATTAAAATAGTTTGTAGTAATAGCCATTTATTAGCTATCAATGATTTAGGTGAATTATATGCTTGTGGTGAAAACACTTACGGTCAATTAGGATTAGGTGACAAAGAAAATAGATCAACACCAACAAGAATAGGAAGCAAATCTAATTGGAAGGAAATATCTTGTGGTGAATATCATTCACTTGCTATAAATGATCGTGGTGAATTATATGCCTGGGGTAGTAATTGTTATGGTCAATTGGGCTTGGGTGATGAAGAAGATAGATTAATACCAACGCGAATTGGAAACAGATCAAATTGGGTTAAAATATCTTGTGGTAGATATCATTCACTTGCTATTAATGATCGCGGTGAATTATATTCCTGGGGTCGTAATTATCATGGTCAATTATGTTTAATCAATATGAAAAATAAGTTAGAACCAACACTAATAAAAAATATATCTAATTGTGTTAATATGTCTTGTGGTGAATTTCATTCGTTAGCTATTAATAATCGCGGTGAATTATACGCTTGGGGATATAATTATTATGGTCAATTAGGATCAGGTGATAGAACAAATAGATCAACTTTAACGCGAATTGGAAGTAAATCAAATTGGAAGGAAATATCTTGTGGTGTGTTTCATTCATTTGCTATAAATGATCGTGGTGAATTATATGCTTGTGGTAGTAATTATCATGGTCAATTGGGATTAGGTGATAAAAAAGATAGATTAATACTAACACAAATATGGAACAAATCAAATTGGGTTAAAATATCTTGTGGTAGATATCATTCATTGGCTATTAATGATCGCGGTGAATTATATTCCTGGGGTAGTAATTATCATGGTCAATTGGGCTTGGGTGATAAAATAGATAGATTAACACCAACGCTATTAGAAAAAGAATCAAATTTAATAGAAGTATATGCTGGTAGTGTTTGTTCATTTTTGTTGAAGAAGCATGAATAAAGGAAAATAAAAATGTCATTGTATTATAAAACAAATGAAATTTTGGATAGATTTAATAATGAAACCATTTATGATTTATATGCTTGTGGGTATGAATCGAATTTAAAAGGTTTGTCTTTTGGGTCAAAATTAATATTACTTGATAGTATTAATGGTGTAATTAAAATATTTTGTAGTAATTATCATTTGTTAGCTATTAATAATCGTGGTGAATTATACACTTTGAATTATAATAGTAAAGATAGTATAATATCACGGGTTGGGAATGAATCAAATTGGGTTAAAATATCTTGTGGAAGATATCATTTATTAGCTGTCAATGATCATGGTGAATTATACACTTGGGGGTATAATATTCATGGTCAATTGGGTTTAGGTGATAAAGAATATAGATTAGAACCAACACAAGTAGGAAGCGAATCAAATTGGAAAGAAATAGCTTGTGGTGAGAGTCATTCATTAGCAATAAATGATCGTGGTGAATTATATTCTTGGGGTCGTAATTATTATGGTCAATTGGGTTTGGGTAATAGAGAATATAGATTAATACCAACACGAGTTGGAAATAGTTTGAATTGGGTTAAAATAGCTTGTGGGAGACATCATTCATTAGCTATTAATGATCGTGGTGAATTGTATGCTTGGGGTGATAATTATTATGGTCAATTAGGCTTGGGTGATATTTTAAATAGATTAGAACCAACGCGAGTTGGAAGTGAATCAAATTGGAGAAAAATAGCTTGTGGTGAATATCATTTATTGGCTATTAATGATCGCGATGAATTGTATGCTTGGGGTCGTAATTATTATGGTCAATTGGGATCTGGTGATGAAATAGATAGATCAGAACCAACACGAGTAGGAAATGAATCAAACTGGAAAAAAATTGCTTGTGGTCGGTCCCATTCATTAGCCATTAATGATCGTGGTGAATTGTATGCTTGGGGTAATAATACTCGTGGTCAATTAGGATTAGGTGATAAAATAAGTAGATCAACACCAATACGAGTAGGAAGCAATTCAAATTGGGTAGAAGTGTATGCTGGTAGTTTTTGTTCTTTTTTGTTAAAGAAACATGAGAATAAAGGAAAATAAAAATGTCATTATATCATAAACCAAATGAAATTTTAGACAAATCTGACAATAAAACAGTTTATAATTTATATGTTTGCGGATATGAATCAGGCTTTAATAGTTTGTTTACATGGACTCAATTAACTTTACCCGGTAGTGTTGATAATATAATTAAGATTGCTTGTGGTGGGAATCATTCATTAGCTATCAATGATCGTGGTGAGTTGTACGCTTGGGGTTATAATGATTATGGTCAATTAGGATTAAGTGATAATGAAAATAGATCAGAACCAACACGAGTTATAGATAAATCTAATTGGTCTAAAATAGCTTGTGGCTACGATTATTCATTGGCTATTAATAATTTAGGTGAATTATATGCCTGGGGTTATAATAGTTTTGGTCAATTAGGTTTGGGTGATGAAGAAAATAGATCAATACCAACGCGTGTAGGAAATAAATCAAATTGGAAAAAAATAGCTTGTGGATTGTGTCATTCATTAGCTATAAATGATTTAGGTGAATTATATGCCTGGGGTTATAATGATTGTGGTCAATTGGGATTAGGTGATAATGAAAATAGATCAACACCAACACGAGTTGGAAGTGATTCAAATTGGGTTAAAATATCTTGTGGTTATGATTATTCATTAGCTATTAATGATTGTGGTGAATTGTATGCTTGGGGTGATAATTATTATGGTCAATTGGGTTTGGGTGATAATGAAGATAGGTTAACATTAACACGAGTAGGAAATGAATCAAATTGGAAAGAAATAGCTTGTGGATGGTGTTATTCGTTAGCTATCAATGATCGTGGTGAATTGTATGCTTGTGGTAATAATGATTGTTGTCAATTGGGTTTGGGTGATAAAGAATATAGATCAGAACCAACACGAATAGGAAATGAATCAAATTGGAAGAAAATAGCTTGTGGTGGATATCATTCATTAGCTATTAATAGTTTGGGTAAATTGTATGCTTGGGGGTATAATGGTGATGGTGAATTAGGATTGTGTGATAGAGAAGATAGATTAACACCAACAAGGGTAGGGAATGATTCAAATTGGGTTTGTATATATACTGGTAATTTTTGTTCCTTTTTGTTAAAAGAACATGAATAAAGGCAAATAAAAATGACATTGTATTATAAAACAAATGAAATTTTAGATAAAATTAACAATGGAACCGTTTATGATTTATATACTTGTGGTTGTAAATTAAATTCTGATGGTTCATTTACCTGGACTCAATTAACTTTACTCGGTAGTGTTGATAATACAATTAAGATTGCTTGTGGTTTTAATTATTCATTAGCTATTAATAATGATAATAATTTATATGCTTGGGGTAATAATTATTATTATCAATTGGGTTTAGGTGATAGAGAATATAGATTAGAACCAACACAAGTAGGAAGCGAATCAAATTGGAAAGAAATTGCTTGTGGTGGATATCATTCATTGGCTATTAATAATCGTGGTGAATTATATGCTTGGGGTGATAATAATCATGGTCAATTGGGATTGAGTGATAGAGAATATAGATTAATACCAACGCGAGTAGGAAATAGTTTGAATTGGAAAAAAATTGCTTGTGGCTACGATTATTCATTGGCTATTAATAATTTAGGTGAATTATATGCCTGGGGTTATAATAGTTTTGGTCAATTAGGTTTGTATGATAGAGAAGATAGATTAATACCAACACGAGTAGGAAATGAATCAAATTGGAAAAAAATAGCTTGTGGTTATAATCATTCGTTAGCTATTAATGATCGTGGTGAATTATATGCTTGGGGTCGTAATGATTATGGTCAATTAGGTTTAGGTAATGAAGAAAATAGATTGACACCAACACGAGTAGGAAGCGAATCAAATTGGGTTAAAATAGATTGTGGTTATGATCATTCATTAGCCATTAATGATTGTGGTGAATTGTATGCCTGTGGTCATAATAATCATGGTCAATTAGGATTAGGTAATAATGAAAATATGTTAACACCAACAATGGTAGGGAATGAATCAAATTGGAAAAAAATAGCTTGTGGTAGATATCATTCGTTAGCTATTAACAATAATAATAAATCATATGCTTGTGGTCGCAATTACTATTGTCAATTAGGAATATATGATAGAGAAGATAGATTAATGTTAACACGAGTAGGAAATGAATCAAATTGGTCGGAAGTATATGCTGGTGATTTTTATTCATTTTTGCTAAAAGAACATAAAAATAAAGGCAAATAAAAATGACATTATATTATAAACCAAATGAAATTTTAGATAGATCTAATAATGGAACCGTTTATGATTTATATGCTTGTGGATATAAATTGAATCCAGAAGATTTATATTTTGTACCAGAATTAACATTAATTGATAGTATTAATAACATGATTAAAATATCTTTTAGTAGTAACCATTTATTAACTATCGATGGTTCCGGTAAATTGTATGCTCGTGGTTTTAATGTTTATGGTCAATTAGGATTTGGTGACACAATAAATAGATCATTACTATCACAAGTAGGAAATTCTACAAATTGGATTGAAATTGCTTGTGGTTATAGTCATTCATTAGCTATTAATGATCGTGATGAATTGTATGCTTGGGGTAATAATATTTATGGTCAATTAGGATTAGGTGATAAAATAAGTAGATCAACACCAACACGAGTAGGAAATGAATCGAATTGGAAGAAAATTGCTTGTGGATTATATTATACTTTAGCAATAAACAATCGTGGTGAATTGTATGCTTGTGGTTATAATGGTGATGGTCAATTGGGATTAAATAATTATATTAGTAAATTATCGTTAACACGAGTAGGAAGTGAATCAAATTGGGTTAAAATAGCTTGTGGTGGATATCATTCGTTAGCTATCAATGATTCTGGTGAATTGTATGCTTGGGGTTATAATGATGATGGTCAATTAGGATTAGGTGATACAAAAAGTAGATCAACACCAACACGAGTAGGGAATGATAATTGGAATGAAATATCTTGTAATGGATATCATTCGTTAGTAATAAACAATCGTGGTGAATTATATGCTTGTGGTTATAATGATGATGGTAGATTGGGATTAGGTGATACAGAAAGAAGATTATTACCAACACGTGTAGGAAATGAATCGAATTGGAAAAAAATATCTTGTGGTCGGTCCCATTCATTAGCCATTAATGATCGTGGTGAATTGTATGCTTTTGGTGATAACTATTGCGGTCAATTAGGATTTGATGATAGAGAAAATAGGTTAACACCAACACGTGTAGGAAATGAATCAAATTGGGTCGAAATATATGCTAGTAACATTTATTCTTTTTTTGTTAAAAAAAATATAATAGTTACATAGAAGGAATCATAAAATAGAAAATGTAGTGTTTGTTTGTCCCAATTACCATTCACAACAATAAGGAGAAAAAATGAAAGAACAAGAAAGAGGAAACGCGCTCATTAGCCGTAAAGGTAATTATTTCTTTACGGCTGATGAGCACTAGCTATTATTTTCATAAAAATATAATTAGATATAGCAATAGACCATTCAATGATATTAATGAAATGAATGAAGAAATGATATATCGTCATAATTCTGTTGTAAAAAAAGGTGATATAACTATTCACGCTGGTGATTTTCTTCTTGTTAGTGACAAAGATTTAGCTGAAAAAATAATAAAAAGACTTAACGGAAAACATATTTTTCTTATGGGTTCGCATGATAGATGGTTGAAAAATAATCAAAGAAATGCTGGTTATATTCTTGAACTCAAATATAGAAAACAACTTATTGTAATATGTCATTATGCAATGAGAACATGGAACAGAAATCATTATAATTCATGGCATCTATATGCTCATTCTCATGGACGTTTACCGTCCATTGGAAAATCAATGGATATAGGTGTTGATTGTAACAATTATTATCCCTTTTCTCTTGATCAAATTATTTCTATAATGGAAACAAAAGAAGATAATCCAAATCTCATAGTTAATGGTAAGAAAAAATATGATAAATAATTGTTTACATTGTTAATATATCTGATATAATAAAAACAAAATTGTGTTATAATACTTGCCCGAGTGTCGGAAATGGTATACGAAAGAGACTTTAAGGAGTTATTTATTGTTGTTATATGAAAATTGTAAAATATACGGACCTTATAAAGGAAAAGATAATAGTTATAATCTATCCTTGTCTTTTATATGTCCAATATATAATAAACAATTTTCAATGTCTGGAAAAAACTTAGTGACGCAATTCAAAATAGAAAAAAGGTAAAGTTGAATCATTTTATAGTAGATCATGTGCTGGAAAATATGGTAAATCTATACAACTTGGTTCAAATAAAGGTGAAATAAAAGAAATAATTCCAGAATACACAACAATAAAAACTGAATTGAGCCTTCAAGAGGAAACTTTTGAAGTGGACGCCGCTAAAACGGGGAAACCTTAACAGATTACGCTGATGGCAATCCCGTGCTAACCGAAAGGTGAGTGTAGAGACTTTACACGGCGCACCTAAATCTTTTACAAAAGACATGGTGAAGAGCAAGTCCAGACCACAAACTCATTGAGGCTACGAAAGTAGTAGTGGTAAGAAAATCTCTCGGTCAAATTGACCATGTGGGTTCAAGTCCCACCTCGGGCACCATAAACGATATTAATTACAGGAAACAATAAAATGAATAATCCAATAAATGATTACGATTATTTTTCAAAATGGTATGATGAAAAAGAAAAAGAATTTCATACTTGTGTATTAAGCAAAAAAGAAATGGTCTATTCGGCTTTTCTTGAAGGAATAAAATATTGTAAAATGAAAAAAGGGGAAATGATAATTTGACTGATATATGGACTTTTAAATATGAGCCAAAAACATTAAAAGATATGATCCTTGAACCTGAATTAAGAAAAAAACTTAATAAGGTAATTAAGGATATACCTAATTTTATGCTTTATGGACCAGCCGGTGTTGGTAAAGGAACATTTACAAAAATTCTTTTAAATAAAACTAAAATTGATTATATCTGGATAAATGCTTCCGATGAAACAGGAATTGATACCATTCGTGGTAAAGTCAAGAGCTTTGCTACCGCAAAAGGCGTAACACCTTTGAAAATGGTTGTTTTTAATGAAGCATCCGCTCTTTCAAAAGGTGAATCTGGTTCACAAAAAATCTTAAAACAACTAATAGAAGATGTTTATAAAGTTACAAGATTTTGTTTCTTGTTTAACGAAGAACATATGGTTATTCAAGAACTAAAATCTCGATGCAGTACATTCAAAATCGGATCACCTCCAGCAAAAGATATATTCAATTTCTGTACTAAAATTTTAAAAAATGAAAAAATTAAATTTGACAATAAAACTATTGTTGAAATTATTAGAAAATGTTATCCAGATATTAGAAAGACAATTCAAACATTACAAGAAAACTCAATAAATGGAAAATTGATAAGTAGTGGTGTATATGAGCCAAAAACATATGAAGATGTTTTAAATTATATGAAGAATCAAAATTTTGATGAAATTCGCAAAACTCTCAGAAGTGGTGAAATTGATTATGTTGGTTTCTATAAATTCTTATTCGATAATGTTGGTGAATTTAAAAGCCCAGGTGATGCTATCATTTTAATAGGTGAACATCTTCATAGGCATAATGTTTCATATATTCCAGAAATTAATTTTATGCATATGTATATGAGAATGTTGAAACAGGGAATGATATAATGGGGTTTAAAGATTTACCGAAAGTAACTGAATCAAAAGAAGTTGAAGAAAAATACAATGGACCAACTATATTTCAACTTCTTTATAAGATTTTCACAAAATCAAATAAACATGAATATAAAGGAGAAGTTATAAAGAAAAACACTACGTTTCTTATGAATTTATGGCTTTCTCATGAAAATGATTTGATACCAATTTTAAATGAAATTACAAGAACAGATCTAAATTTAACAAATAATAAAGAAAAAATTATATTCGAATACTTGATGAATAAAGTACCTAAAGGTAAAAATAGGTTTATCAAGTATGCTAAAAAAAATAAAAAAGATTTACAAAAAGAAAAAAGAATAGTAGAATTAACAGAAAACTATAAAACTATATCCAAAACAGAAGCAACAAATATAGTGAATTCTCTTGAAAGATTAAGTGAGAAAAAACAATGAATATTAATACAAAAAATTTTATTGATTTTATAAAAAAAGCAACAATGAATTACAGTATTGAAACTGTAAGGATGAATTTTACTAAAGAAGGAAGAGTGAAAACAAGAATGACAACATCCAGCCATGACGCAATTGTCATTCTCGACATTGAAAATAATATTTTAGACGAAAACGATGAATTAGAGTTCAATTTCAGTGAACCAAGTAAGAATATTGTACCATTATTGAAATTATTCAATGAACATTCAAAAATCAAAATAAATGATTCAAAGATTTATATAAATGATGGTAATCAAAATACAAAAATATTTTTTTGTTCACCAAGAATAGTAAATATTTTTGATAGAGAATTTGCTGATGATTTTGATTATTTTTTTGAAATATATATGTCAAATATCATTACAGAAATTTTATCTATTAAAAAAATAGGACAAAGATTTGGTAAAATTTATTTTACTGTAAAAAACGAAGAATTGTTTATTGAATCAACTGATAAATCAAATAGATATTCAAATGTTTTGAGTTACAAAATTTATAAGGTTAATGGTACAGATGATCTTGAAATGGCAATAAATTATAAAAATTTTATTAACTTGATGTCAATTATTGGCGAAAACATAGAAGATTTTATTTTAAAACTTTCTTATGATAAAGAAAGTGAAAGAGGATTAGTAACAGTAACATCAAAAGATTATTGTGAAAAATATTTTATTCAAACATGTGAATTGTAATGTTTACATTTATATCAATATATTGTATTCTGTACAAAAATAACAAAGGAGGATAATAACATGGAAGAATATGATGAGGTTTGGTCAACAAGAGACGAAAGTAACGAATCGGAAACCGAATTTACTGGTACTGGTATTGTTGTTAATGGTTCATTTTTCTCAGTTGAAAGCGGAAGTAATTTCAAGGAAGAGATTTCAAAAGTCACTGAAAATGTAGGTCTTGGGAAGTTCAAGGTCTATCTGAATGGTGAAAAAATCAAACCTTCCGAAGCACCTTCAACATTTGAAGAAGGAATGAAGGTTGAAATTGTTCCTTATGATATTGCTGGTTAAAAAATATCATAATCTGTAAAACACCCACTGTTTTTACAGTGGGTGTTAATTTGTATTTTTATTTAAAGGAATAAAAATGAAAGAGTTACAAGAATTACAAGAAACAAGGGAAAAAATTATAGATTATATCAATAAAATTGATATTTCAGATGTTAAATCAAATGAAATTTCAATTCGTATTGGTAATGAAGTAATTGTTTTTTCTCAATCCAATAAATATAATCTTTCTTCAATAGAAGAAGAAATTCGTGAAGAATTAAAAGATAAGGTAAATGAAAAATTAAAGGCTATTGGTGAAAAATTAAAAGAGCGCATTGAATACGCCTCTAATATGATTGATACTTATAAAAGCACTTATGAAATAGAAAAGAAAAAATTAGAGGAAAAAATTAAAAATGCTTTTATCATGCCTGAAATCACATTAGAGCATGCTAAAAAGGGTCTTTCTGTTGTCAGAGGAAATAGAAATGATGAATTTATATGGATTATGAATGGTGTCTATAATCCAAAATTTGTTGACAAAAGAATGATCGAAAAGAAGTATAGATCAATGATGTTAACACAAATTGTGTTTCTTGTAACAACAAAAAACGATAAAGTTACTGGTTTGGATATTGTAAAACCAATTGGATTAGGAAGATTTGATCATTATCATACCGGTTGTTGGGGTGATTTTAAATATTCAAGAAAATGGTCAACACCTGATGATATAATTCAATTAGTAAAAGAAGCAGAAATTGTTCTCGAAACAATCAATTCAATGTCGCTTGCTGATAGATCGCCTGAAAATTTGCCTCGTTTTTCTACTTTAAAAAACCATCTACTAAACGAAGGTGAAAGTGACGGTGAATCAATATCAAACAAACATCTTCTAAGAGCAGGTGTGACGGAATCATCAAGAAACGATTCAGATGAGGTATGGGGATCATAAATGAACGAAATTTTATCAAGACAAAACTATATTGATTTGGATAAAGACCAATCTATCATAATTGTTGGTTGTGGTGGAATTGGTTTTTGGGTTGCAAAAATGGCAGCAATGTCTGGTATAAATAAAATTCGCCTCTTTGATTCTGATGTTCTCGATATAACAAATTTGAACAGAATAGATCTGCCATTGAAATTTCTTAATAAAAATAAAGCCGATATAACAAAACTTGTTATAAAACAAATTAGACCAGATTGTGATGTTATATCTTTCCCGTTTAATTTCAATGAAACATTTGCTAGTATGTTAGACGGAACATATGATTGGTTAATTGATTGCACAGATAAGATATCATCACAAGAGAAAAATGAAAAAATAGCTATTAGTGAAGAATGGAAATATATGAAAGCCGGTTATGATGGTGAAAACTTCTCAATTTCAAATGAAGTTGCTGATTGGGGTGAATTTCAGGATGGTTATTCTATAACACCATCTTGGGTTGTTCCAGCAGTTATTGTATCTTCTTTAACAATAGCTAAAATAATGAAGTATAAAAACGCTGAAGTTTGTTCTGATGTTAAAAATGTTTTTAACTCAAAAAGAGGATAGAAATGGAAAGAAATAAAATGGCCAAAAATAGGAAATATAACATGAAAATCGAAGATGATTTTTGGGAAAATGATATCAAAGAAGTTAAAGAATGTAGTAAAGCACCAGAAGAATTAAAAATTATAATGAATATTCTGCCTGCTCAAAAAATAAAACTTTTGAATGAAAAATTCAAAAACATTGAATGGTTGGCTTATTTGGTCGGTGATGGATTAGAAGTTAAAGATTTATATATTCCTTATCAAGAAGTTTCGTCTGTTACGGTTGATAATATCAAATCACCAGAATATAATAGAATGAATATCATAGGTGTTATACATTCTCACCATAATATGAATAATTCATTTTCTGGTACAGATGATGAATATATCAATAAAAACCATGATATATCAATTTGTGTAAGTTCAAATATGAACATGAATGCTCAAGTAAGATGGAAAACACCTTGTGGTTCTATAAAAATAATTAAAGGTGTTGTTGATATTATTTATGATAAAGATATCTCATGGGTTGAAGAATTTCTTGAAGAAGTTGATAAAAGAATAAAGAAAAAGTTCATCAATTTATCAGGCATATATCATGACTGGCAGTCATATAAAAATCACCTCCATAATAATCAAAAATTAATCGACGATTATGATTACGATTACGATTACGATTATGATTTTAATGATGATGATTATAATTTTAATGATGATGGTATAGAAGAAATTGATGATGTAATAAATAACATGACAATTGATAAAGAAATGGAATTATATAAAGATATGATGTTGGATGATGATGAATAAAAAAGGGGGTTAACCCCCTTTTTTTATTGCATTGTTTCTATATATTTCAATAATCTTTTCATAAATTTCTTAAAAACCAAATTATTTTTACCAAATGTTTCAACATATCTTCTATATGTTTTAGACCCCTCAAGTTTACTTGTCCTTAATACTTCTATTGAAGCCTGATATGCAAAAGCATCCAATTCTTCTGGTATTGCTAAATAAGTTTCATCATATTCATAATCACCTGGTCCATATTTTTGTGTAAATTTATCACCAGATTTTGATGCTTGTTTTATATGAACAACTTCATGTGATAACAAATCTAATAAATCTTGTAAAAATTGATTTTGTTTTATATTATAAAATTTTGATACATTTTTAGCAAACCTTTTAAAATAACTAGAAAAACCTTTTACAACACCAATTTCAACAAAATATTTTGTATCATTTTTTTCTGTATCTGTTATTATCCATGCTTTAGCATAACTGATATACTTCTTTATTTTCTTACTTTTACCATGTTTTGATAATAAAAATATTATATTATATCTACTAAATGTTCCATTTAATATCTTTATCATCATATCATCATTAACATTCCAACCATGTTTTATCATAACTCTACCAACATTTCCTATAGAATTATTTATTATTTTAATAACTCTATCTATTATTCTATCTCTATGAATAAATCTTTCTAATCTAGACATATAATCTCCAATTCTATAAAAAATATTATAATATTTATATAAATATTTATATAAAATGCTTATATTTTCCCCGCGCGAACCCATGCATATTATAACAGAATTTCAGGAAATGTAAACAATTTTTTTAAGTAGGAGGGAAAATGTTTTTCAGAGAAGCTTATAATAAAACAATGGCACATGAAGGATATTATAGTAATGATTCTATAGATAGAGGTGGTGAAACATATAGAGGAATATCAAGAAATAAACATCCCTATTGGCCAGGATGGTTTCTAATAGATAGAATGAAAAATGATCCAAATTTTCCAGAATGTTTAAAATCAAACAAAGAATTAAACGATTTGGTTCCGTCTTTTTATAAGAAAAATTTTTGGGATGTTTTTAAAGGTGATAAAATAACTTCAAAAATCATTGCAATGGAACTTTTTGATACAAGTGTTAATATGGGACATAGAAAAGCTGTAAAATTTTTACAAAAAAGTTTAAACGCTCTAAATAGAAATGAAAGAAATTATCCCAATATAGAAGAAGATGGTATTATGGGACCACAAACATTAAAAACTTTGAAACGATACTTAGATATAGATAGTGATTATTATCTATTTCTATTGATGAATATATTACAAGGAAGTTTTTATATTGATATAATGAAAAATGATGAAACACAAGAGAAATATGCAAGGGGGTGGTTATCAAGGGTTATGCTTATGAAAAATTAATTTACAATTAAAATATTATATGATATTTTAAAATAAAACTAATAAAAGGAGATTTATTCAAAACTTTTATGAAAAAAATTATTACGGATACTAATGTTTTAATAGATGATCATAGAATACTAAACAAATTATCAGAAAAATATGATAAAATACAAATACCATTAACAGTAATAAAAGAATTAGATAAACATAAGTTCAACCCTGATTTATCATATAGTGCAAGAAAAGCAATACATGCTATATTAGATTTTAAGGAAAAACATGAAAATAAAATAGAATTCATTTTAAATGATTTTGAAATAAATGATAATGATTTAAAAATCATACAATCAGCTAAAAAAGAAAATTCAGAAATAGCTACAAAAGATGTTTCTATGTCATTGATAGCTGATTCTATGGGAATAAAAACAATATTATATGATATTATAGTAAATAATTTATTTAAACCATATATAAAATTAAATATAAATGATACATCAAATTTTTTAAATTTTGAGAAATCTTATACAAAAGAAAAATATGATGATATATTTGAAAGAATAAACACTATATCTACTGAAAATAAGTTAAGAAAAAATGGATGGATGTTCATTTTTCTTTATGACAATGATACAATACCAGAAATTATATATGCCCATAACCCAATCAGAAAAGAATTTACTAGAATTGATAATAATCCTCTCTATAGAGAAATTGAAGTAGAAAATGGAATAAAAATAAAAGCTCTTGATGAATATCAATTATGTGCTTTTTATGCTTTTAAAGAAGCACCTAATGTTCTTTTAACAGGAAAATGGGGTACTGGAAAAACATTACTAAGCACATCATATTCTATAGGAAAATCAAAAAGAAAAGTTTTTATATCAAGACCACCAATAGGAATAAATAAAAAATATGACATTGGTTTTTTACCAGGTAATATGGAAGAAAAGATGCTTTCATGGTTTGCTGGGGTACTTTCATCACTTTATTATTTATATTCAAACACAAGAAATCAAAAAATAAAAGATATTGAATATGATTATGTAAAGGATAAAGTTTTCTTTTCAAAATTCGAAACAGTACCATTAAATGCAATACAAGGTATGTCATTATTAAATGGTGATATTCTATTGATAGATGAAATACAACTTATTGATATTGATTATTTAAGCATGATTCTTTCAAGAAGCGGTAATAATAGTAAAATAATTCTTTTAGGTGATGTAAAACAAACATATGGGGTAGTAAAACCATCAGAATCTGGATTATTAAAATTACTCAGATTACTACCACATAAAAATTTAGCTTATATTGACTTACAGATACCATATAGATCTGGATTATTAGAACTAGCAGATAATTTACAGGATAGTATTATATCATGAAAATGAAAAATTATATTACAAACGAAGCGGCTTATATTGGTAATATTGGATTTGAAGAGCTTGTAAAATTTTATAAAATAGCCGATAAATCTGATATCAAAAAAATGGAAGAAATTATTAAAAATAATGAATGGATTGCTTTTAAACGTCTCATAAGAAAAGTGACGAGGGTTAATTTGAAATGAAATTAAAACAATATCTTATAGAAAAAAAAGTATATCTTGATGATGAAAGAAAACCACCAACTGGATGGGTTCTTGTAAAAACACCAAAAGAAGCAATAGATTTACTTAAAAAGAATAACGTGACAGATATAAGCTTGGATCATGATTTAGGTAATGATGAAGTAATAGGTACTGGATATGATGTATTAAAATGGATAGAAGAAAAAGTATATTTTGATAAATCTTTCAGATTACCTAATATAACTATTCATACAGCCAATCCATCTGCTAGGAAAAAAATGGAAGCCGCTTTAAAATCTATATTAAAAATATACAATAAAAGAAATTTAATAAATTAGGAGGATATTTGATAATGAATAACATAGATAAAAAAATCAATAAGTATATTATGAATGAAAAGTTTGAGGCAGATAGAGTAAATCAAGATAAAAAATTAATGAAAAAAATACTTGATATAACATCTTATATTGAATGGGATATAGCAGCAGCTTTAGATGTTTGTTTTGAAATTCTTACAGATGTAAATGCTCATTCAGAAGCTAAAATGATAGAAAGAGAATTTGAAAAAATTAGAAAGAGATCTGGAAGATGAGATTTAATGAATATTTAATAACAGACGAATATATTAATAATTTTATTAATATTTACTGTTTATCAAACAATGAATTAAATGAAATGTCAACAGAGACATTTAATGTGATTAAAAAAGTTGGTGATAAACTTGGTGTTAGAGTAAAAAAATCTGAAAGTATTTTCACATATCTTAAAAGAGCTGGTAAGAATCTTAATGATTTATTTCGATTATCTTGTTTATATTTATTAACAGATATAACCGATAACAAATCAAGAGATTTAATAATCAAAGATGCTAAAGAAATAATAAATAAGATTGATAGAAAAGAACTTGTTGCTTTTTTATTACAGATAGACAAAGCTTCTTTTGGATTAACAGCTCATATAAGACATGTTTTTCAATCTGTTTTTGGTTTAGAAATAGCTACTTATAACAAGTGGTTAGAAGATAGAGAATATATAGAAAAGGAATTAAGACATATAAAAAATATCATGAAAAAAATGGGTCTTGATAATACTAAAGAAATGGATCTATTGTTAAAATTTCAAAAGGGAATAGAAGATTTAATTAAATAAGGATAAAATATGAATAACATAGATAAAAAAATTAATAAATATCTTATAAACGAAAATAAAAAATGGTTAAATGTTTATAATAAATGTAAAAAAGAAATAAAAAGAATAGACAAACAACTTGATGAATATATAAAAAGTAATAATAAACCAACTTATTATACAAATGATATAGAAACAGAAATAAAAGAAAATTTGGAATTAACTTTAATACTTTTAAAAAAGATATATTTAACGGAATAATATTATGAAATTCGAAAATTATTTAATAACAGAAGGAATTAATGATAAGGGAATTTTTAAAGCTGTTTTTATGGTTGGGTTCCCTGGTGCTGGAAAATCATTTGTAATAACTAAAATAAAATCTGGTGAAGTAGAACCAAGAATTGTAAATACTGATAAATTTTTTACATTATTTAAAGATAAATGGAACGCGTGGGAAAAAATTGGTGGAAAAGTAAAAACAATAAACAAAAAACAACTGGCTCTTTATATAAATTCAATGTTACCAATGTTTATAGATGGAACAGGATCTAGCACAAGTTTGATTCTTAGGCGTAGAGGTATATTAGAAAGCTATGGATATGATGTAGCGATGGTTTTTATTAACACATCTATAGAAACATCTTTGGAAAGAGCTTCAAAAAGAGAAAGACAGGTCGATCCAGAATTTATAAAAAGTGCTTATGAACAAATAAATAAAGCAAAACCGTTTTATAGATCAAAGTTTTCTAATTGGATGGAAATTGATAATGATGTTGGAGAATTGACAGATTCAGTAATTTTACATGCTTTTAAGGTAACGAAATCATTTTTTAATAGTGAAATAATAAATCCAATAGGCAGAGAATATAAAGAAAAAATGATAAAAAATGGTTGGAAATATCTTAGTCCAAACATAATAGAATTATCTGATATAGAAAGATCATTACAAAGTTGGTATGTAAGATAAAATTTTAATGAGGTTAAAAAATGAAATTTCAACAATATTTAAATGAAAAAACTTTTGCCATAATAACAAATATAGGTTTTATAGCTGATTTTTTTGATGATAAAAGACCTGTAGAAGTTACTGATGTGTTAAATTACGTAAGAAGATTTGATAAAGAAAAAGATGCTAAAAAATGGGCAAAGGATAATATAAATTTAAAAACAAATAATAAAATAAAAACATATAGAATTGTTGATTTAGATAAATATATTGATGATAATATACATTTAATATAGGAGAGTAAAATGGGAATAAGAGAATATCTTCTTACAGAAGAAAGACTTAATAAAAAAGATAGAGAATTTCTTTTTAATATTATAAACAAAGGACTCAAAAATAACAAAATTACTTATACTTTAAAATCATTTGAAAGAACTTATTCAGATGATGAAAGAGAAATTGAAATTAGAAAAATTGGTGGTATGCCTGTTTTTGAATACAATGCTGATCATTTTGAATTGACAAATACATTAGTTGATATTTGTGATTTATTAGGAATAGAGTTTAAAATAGATACTGAAAGAAATACAAACACAACATATTTTAAAATAATTAAGTGAAAGGTATATAATGAAAAAACTTAGATTTTTATTAGACGAATCAGCTAATAAATTTAAGCCTGGTGATTGGATAAATGGTATAAATGAAGAAGGCAATGAATATAATGGAATATTCATTGCCTCTATCAACAAAAACACTGATATTATTGCTTCTTGGGACAAAGTTGGTAAAATAAGAAGAAAATCTTATATTAATATATTAGATGGTAAATTAATTGAAAAACCAAAAGACGCACCAAAAGATCTTAAAAAATTTGCTAAAAACCACAATCTATGGATTTAATATATCTTTTATATTAAATTTATCACCTTCTCTATATTCAAATTCTTTAACATCAAATCCTTCCTTAACGTAAAAATCATATCTTTTATTTCCATGAGATTTTAAATACTTTACATGATCATGAATATCAAAAACAATAGAACCATTCTTTTTATTTGAATGTTTTCTTAATGTTCTTCCTATTGATTGAATAACTCTTATTTTTGATTTAAATGGTGATGCTAAAACCATATACTTTAAGTTTGGTATATTTATTCCAGTAGAAAAAATACCATAAGTAGCTATAATTATTATATTATTTTGTTTTAAACATTTTTTTCTCCATTCTTCTCTTAATTCAACTTTATCCCTACCAGATAAAAATATTATTTCTTTGTTCTTTATATCACTTAAATAATGTTTTAAAACATCACCTTCTTTTTCTACTTTACCAACAAGATATAATATGTTATGATCAACATTAATAGCAATTTGTTTAAGAAAATTCATTCTATATTCATTGTTGAATATAATATCTTTTACTTCATTATAATCAAAATCTTTGAAATTCTTACCAATATATTTCAAATTTATCATTTTTAAATTACATTTACTTATATATCCCTCATCTGATAAAAAACCAGATCTATATTCTCTTAAAATCGGACCCAAATATGACTTAACTGACCAGTTATCAAGATCGTTATTATGCATAGTTCCGGTAAAACCGAGACGATATATTGAGTTTTTTGATTTAAATAATATTTTCTTTAATTCATGGGCTTTTGATTGATGAACTTCATCAATTATAATACATTCATATTCCATTAATTTGTTATGATTACTTTTCAATGTTTGCCACGTTGATATGGTTATTTTTTTATCCCATTCTTTACTATTAGAATGTACTCTACCTATAATATTACTTTCTATACCATAATTAATCATATCACTATAAAACTGCTCAACAAGACTTATTGTAGGAACAACTATTATAAATTTTTTTAAATCATTTTTTAATAATACTTTTATTATATATGATATGATTAGACTTTTCCCACTCGCGGTCGCTGAAACAATAATACCTTTAGTGTATCTTAAACATTTTTCTATACAATCTTTTTGATATGGGTATGGTTTTAACTCTAAATCTTCTATTAATTTATATTTTTTTCCTTTAAATAATTGTTTTATTTCATCATCGACTTTTAATTTAATATCAGAAAAATATTTTTTATGAACTTTTATATAATCAAATAATAAACCATAAGGAAAAATACCGGTATCTGATATTAATGATGTTTTTCCGTTCCATATTCCAGCTCTATAATTCGGCATAAATTGATAATTTGGTACATATCTTGTAAATTCATCTTTCATGAACTGAAAATATTTGATATCATCAGATAATATTTGTATTTGCATTGTGTCTATTTGTTTTAATCTAACCATTATAACATCCCACTCATATTTTTAGAATATGAAGACATGCACCATTGTCTTTTTTCAAAAGCACTTGCACAAATTTTAAAAAAATCAACTCTTATCTTTTGTTTTCTTAATATTTCTTTCATTTTTACTACTTTTGGATCACCAGGTAAATAATATTTTTCTATTTCGGTTTTTTGAAGCTGCTCGCTTATTTCAAACCTATAATAATTATATCTTTCTCTTAGTAATTTATTATATTTATCTTCTAAATCATCATAAATAGCTTGTTCTTTCATTTCAAGCTCTTTATAATGATACATCATAAATGTATTTTTTTGAAGCTCTTCTTGGATATTAAGATTGTCAAATTTTATTTGTTCTTCTATTGGATGTTCTTTTTTAAGTTCTTCTATAATTTTGTCTTTATCTATCATATACAATAAATACTCCATTTTTAAATTTCTATACTTTATTTATAATAAAATATATATAATATAAAGTAAACAATATATTTACTCTATGGTTTTTTTATAGTATAATATCAATATTCTTAATAAAGGAGTTTATCATGAAAATATTTGAAGCAAATATTGTTGCCAGACAAAAAACAAAATGGATAATGGGAAAGATTGATGATTATAATTTCATCGAAGAAAAAAGAATTAAAAAACTATCTGATATCAATGATTATAAAAAATATATTAACATAAATGTTTTTTTCAAAAAAATGGGACTTAATGAAAAATATTTGAAAAAAGCTTTAGAAAAAAATAAATTTGATTCTGTTTATGTTTTACCATCATCAGTAATAGTTTCACCAAAAACACATAATGAATATTTTTGGAAAAAAATAAATAAAAAATGTCTTACATGTTCAAAAAAATGTAAACAATCTTCAAAAATTCAAATAATTAGGTGCCCATTTTATGAAAAAAACGTATAAAACTGATCCAGAAATATTAGAAAGAATTATAATAAAAAGTTTATTTATTGATGAAAAATATGCTGTTATTGTATCTTCTGTTTTCGAAGAAGATTATTTCACAAAACCAGAAACATCTAAAATATTTGGATGTGTGAAAGATTATTTCACAAAATATAATAAAATACCAGATAGACAAATAATATATTCTATTGTTGATGATAAAGAAAAAATAGAAGAAGAATTTAAAGAAATAGATGCGATTGATTTCAATCTTACAAAAAATTATGATTTTTTATTAGATGAAACAAACTCCTATCTCAAAGAACAAGCGATAAAAAAGGCTATATTAAGATCTGTAGATGTTATTGATAAAAAAGAAGATATTTCTTTAATTAGAGAAGAAATTGAAAATGCTATATGTAAAGATATTAACATAGATTTAGGACTATGTTATTTTAGAGATATAAGTAAACGATTGAAAGAAATTTTTTCAGCATCAGAAATAAGAGTACCAACATATTTTCCACAATTTGATGAATATATTTCTGGCGGATTTCCACCATTTACTTTGTCTGTAATAGTTGCAAGAATTCACGGAATGAAATCGAATACGTTAGCCAATTTTGCATCAAGACAGGTTATTAATGGTCATAATGTTGGTTTAATTTCACTTGAAATGAGTGAAATGGCTTTTTCTCAAAGATTTGATAGTATTTTTTCTTTACTTGATATTAATAGAATGTATTCATCAAGTAATAGAAAAAAATTGATAGAAAAATTAAAAAAATTAAAGGAAAATGAAAAGCGTGGTGAACTTTTCATTAAACAATTCCCAACAGGTGATGCTAGCGTTGATGATATTAAAAGATATATGAGAGAATTGTTGATAAGAAAAACACCACTTGATATTCTATATGTTGATTATATCAACTTAATGAAACCATCCAGTGGTAGAGATGATGGTTTATATATGAAGGTAAAGAGAATCGCGGAACAATTAAGAGCTCTTTCATTTGAATTTAAAATTCCTATTGTATCGGTATCACAATTAAACAGAGAAGGTTCTTTTGTTGGATTTGAAGATGTTGATTTTAATTATATTGGTGAATGTTTAGATCCAAATACTTTAGTAAATCATAAAAAATATGGTAAAATTAAAATGATGGATCTTAAAATTAATGATGAAATAGAGGGTAAAAATGGATATGTTAATGTTAAGAATATATCAAAAAAGAAAAAAAGGAAATTTATTATCAAAACAAAAAGTGGAAAAGAAATAATTTGTAGTGAAGAACATAAATTTCCTACAAAAAATGGATTAAAAAGTATTAAAAATGGATTAAAAAAAGGAGATATTTTATATAAAAAAGATATAATTACAAAAATGTATCAATTTTATAAAGGAAAATATATGATAATAGAAGATGAAATTATAGAAATAATAGAAACAAACGAATATATTGATATGATTGATATAGAAGTATCTGATGATAATTTATTTTTTGCTAATGATATATTAACACATAACAGTTTAGGAATTCCAGCTACCGCAGACTTTATGGCAATTTATGGAACAGATGATAATAAAATGGTTTATGAAAATGAATTACTTTATAAAATTGTTAAAAATCGCTTAGGTGGACAAGTAGGTAAAATTGATAGTATTTATTATGATTCAAGAACATTGAAAATGTATGATGTAACAGAAGAAGAATTATGGATGAAAGATGCTGAAACAACATCTGATTCAAGAGAACCATACACTAGAAGAAGCCAGCCAGAGGGAAATAGTAGAAGAAGATGATAACAAAAAAACAACATAAAATGTTAAAATTATTAGATAAAAACATTTTAAAATGTGAAAAATGTAATTTATATAAAAATGGTAGATGTAAACCATATTATGATCCAAATAATGTAAAATATGTTATTATAGGTGAAGCACCAGGAAAGAATGAAATTGAAAATGGTATACCATTTATAGGAAATGATGGTATTATATTATGGAAATCAATGAAAAAATTTGGTTTTGAAAGAAAAGATTTTTTGATAATAAATTCAACAAATTGTAGACCAGTAAATGGTACAAGAAACGGAAAACCAATTAAAAATCAAAAAGAATCATGTTTTGAATGGGTTAGAAAATATATTAAAGTATTAGATCCAGATAATTGCATGATCCTTGGTTCCCATGCTTTAAGTATTTTTTCTAAAGATTTGAGTATAACACAATATTGTGGTGAAACATTTATATTTGATGGTTTTAGTTCAAAATTTACAGTTAATATTCATCCAGCATATTGTTTATACAATCCATCTAAAATAGAAATTTTTGAAAATAGTATAAAAATGTTTAAGGAGGCATTATGACAATTGTTGATGTTAAATTTGTTAAACTTTGTGAAGAAGCAAAAATACCAACATACGCGACTGATGGGTCCGTTGGAATGGATTTTTATGCTCTTACTCACGCAGTTATTTTTCCGAATTCTACATTTTTAATGAGAACAGGAATTAAAATGCAGTTACCAAAAAATACAGAAATGGTTATAAGACAAAGAAGTGGTATTAGTTTGAAGTTTCCAAATTATATAGCAATAAGTGTTGGAACAATAGATAATGATTATACAGGAGAAATAAAAATACCATTAGTAAATCACAGAAAAGATACTAAGATGATAGTAAATCCTGGTGATAAAATAGCACAAGGTATTATACATCCAATATATAAAGCAAATCTAATACAAGTTGAAAAACTCGAAGAAACAATTAGAGGCGAAGGTGGTTTCGGACACACTGGAAATTAAAGGAGAAAAAATGTTAGCTAAAAAAACTTCAAAGAGAATGAGATTTTTGGAAAATGTGATAAATGCCATGATTCATGAAGAAATTTATGGAACAATAGATTATAGAAAGAAAAATGAAAGTGAAATAAAGCAGTTTATTTATCCGAAAATGATAGATAAAATTTCAGAATATTATACAAAAGAAAATAATTTAAGTGAAGAAAAAGCTAGATTAAAAGCTCGTAAAAATCTTTTGTGGGAAGGTAATGTAAAAACAACAGTTAATAATTTTACTTTATTCGGTGTTCAACATAGACCGGATATGGTTATTTCTGATAGTAATATGAATATTGCTATAGAAATTAAAAAAGGTGATGATGGTTCTTCCATAAGATCAGGAATAGGACAATCAATTGTTTATTCACAGGTTTTTGATTTTACAATATTCTTATTTATAGATACAACAAAAACAAATGACATACTTAATTCAGTAACAAGTGGAAAAGAAAAAAACATTATTTGTAATTTGTGGGATAATTATAACATTTTTTTCACAATCATTTAGATGATAATTCATCATATATTTCATAGTTTTCTGATGTTGTATTTAATACATAATAATAATCACATTTAAAAATGACTTCATTTTTATATTTTGTAGATAAATTTAAACCTTTATTGTAATGATATTTTTTAATAATATCTTCTATAATATCGGCTCTTTTTTCAAACGTATTTTTTATAAGTTTTTCACTTGATATTTTTCTTTCAGAAACAGCTTTTATATTTAATAATTCGGTATATAAATCTTTTACTTCTCTTGACCATATATATTGAAAATCACCAACTGGAACAAATATATATATATCACCGTAATCTTCTAAATCATCTGAATCCGGTGATGTGAAAATACCTTCGCTTCTTACGTACCATCCGAAATATTTTTTAAACATTTCATCAATTCTTTTATGAACATAAAAAGGGGTGTCTCTTGGTTTTCTATCCTTTCTTGATTTTATTTTTTTAAAATCAGTTGATAAACCATCAATACCCCTATAAAAATAAGATTTTTTCTTTATAACCTTGAAAAATTTAGAACATTCTTTTTCTAATATTTGTTTTTTTCTTTCTTTATTCTCTCTTGTCAAATATTTATAATAATTCATTTTATCCTTTATTATCCTTTAGAAATTGTTGATATTATTCTATTTACTTCTTTAATTTCTCTTGCTTTCTTTTCATATTGACTCATTTTTATTTTTGATTGTCTTATTAAACCAAGGGTTTCTCTACCCTTTTCATATTTTCTTATTTGTCCTTTAAGTATTCTCCAAGCATCATATATAGCGCCTTCTCTTTCATTATTAGAATAAACTCTATTTATAGGCTCCTCTTGAAAATAAACATTAACTCTACTTTCATTACCAATTGTTGATGAATACAATGGTTCAATTTCCACAAGAGTAAGTGTTAAATCACATTTCAAAGGATATCCTCTTATATAAGGCCCTGTCCATGTTGGTTGAACTGATTTTAAAGCACACCAATTACTATAAATTAGATTATTATTATTAGCATAGTTATCATATGTTTTAAATTTGAATACATATGGTGCTTCTATATAAACAGAACCTTCATGTTTTTGTGGACATGATAATTTCATCAACCAAAAAACAGGCAATGCTATTTCTTTTACTGGATTTTTAAAAGCAGCTAAATGAACAGTAAAATTCCATTCTCGTCTTTGAGATCCAGAATATACAAGAGGGCTATCGATTCTTGTTTGTGGGATACCAGTTTCTGGACTAACATTTTTTAAATAATTTGTCAATGTTGATGTATCGCTTTCTTCCCAGGACTGAACACCTTTATCTACAAGTTGTTGTATATTAGTACCTATTCCTCTTAAATCAGCTTTTAATTTTGTTCCTGTTTGTAATAAACCACCTAATCTATTAACCCATGATTCATATTCAGTCCAATCATGAGAAACTGTTTCCATCATTTCTTCTGGTGCTATAAAACTAAAATCATAAACAGGTTGTGTGTCATCTACTTGTATTCTACCACCTTTTACCGTTGATGTTTGACTTTTTAATTTTTTTCCTAGCAAATGTATCCATGTTAAATTATTAAAATTAGAATAAAAACCACCAACAGGATTTTTATATACTATAGTACCATGATTTTCAACATCAGTTGAAAGAGTTTTACCTAATTCTACAGCATCATCATCTGCTAAGCCAAACCCAACTAGATATTTTTTGGCTTCATTTTGAAGAATATCAGATATACTTGTTTGGAAATCATCAGTATTAACTCTTAAAATATTTTTTCCTGTTGATCTTATATCTTCTATTGTGTTTCTGGTTTTATCTAATATCTGAAAAGCCATTTTTTATAATCCTTTAATAATTAAAAGCATGAGAAATGATTGAAATTTCATTTGTTCCTTTTATATTATAGTTATTATTATAAATATTACCACTATTACTTACAATATGGTTGAGTGTTTTTTGTTTTGATTCTCTCTTTTCTCTTTCCGTTTGTAATCGTAATTCTTTTTCTCTTTTTTCTTTTTCTATTTTTTCAACATCTTGATCCTTTTCATCTATAGATGTAGATCCTATTATTGGATTATATAATTGATCAATATTATTTAATTCATCGTCTTTTAACAAAAAATGACCAATTTTTGAGTTTTTAAACCAATCTATAATTTCATTCTTAATATTTATAAAATAATTTTTTATAGAATCAAATATACCAAGAAAAGAATTAACAGTGTTTTTTATAGAATTTTTGATCTTATCAATTTTTTCATTAAAACCAATTTTCTCAAGTAATGGTTTTACAAAATCTTCGATTAAAAAATCGAAAGCTCCTATAATTTTTTCCTTGAAAAAATTAAAAATTTTACCCCATGTATCTAATAAAATATTACCAATGTTTGTTAGTGGTGTAATCCAATCACCACCAGTGAAAAGATTGAAAACAAGTCCTAATGTATTTTTAATAATATTACCAATATCAGAAAAAATATCTTTCATTAAATTAAAAAGATCAGTAAAATGACCTCTTAAAAATATTATAGTGTTTACTATTGGTTCTTTATTCTTTTCTATTAAATCAGATATAAAACTAAATGTATTTGTTATTAAATCCAAAAAACCTTTAAAATTACTCATTACACTTTCTATTATAAGAGCCCCTGTTCCACCTTCTGGAACCTCCATTCCTAAAAAATTTAATATATTATCAGCTATCCACCCAACAAGCCTAGCTGGTAATTCTATTAAATCTTTAACAACAAACATTAAACCATTTTTTATTTTATCTATAATTGTTCCTTCTTCACTAATAAATCCTTTTATAAATTGTATAACAGATATTATTGGTTGAAAAAATCTAGTAAAAGCTTTGAATCCTAATAAAAATCCCTTTTTAAACAAAGTTGGAAAATATTTTCCTATTTTTCCAAACTGTTTAGCAAAATCTATAAGTTTATCTAAAGGTTTTAATATTTCTCTAAAAACACTAAATGTACTGAAAATTTTACCAACAATTTTTATTTTTGATAAAGCTTGAATTGTTTTTGATAAAATTGTAAATGGTATCATGAATTTAGAGACAATACCACCTAAAATAACACCAATTATAAGCAATGGTCCTAATATAACATCTTTAATTTTTTGCCAAATAGATTTTTCAGGACTTTCTATTTGTTCTTTTTTTTCTCGTCTTTTAAATATATTTAAAATTTTACCAACATCATCTTTTATCTTTTCTGTTACATTGTTCTTTGATAAATTAAAAAAACCAGAAAAAACACTTTTAAATATATTTACTGTAGATGATAATATGGATTTTGTAAAATCCATTAATTTGCTTATTTCGGGACCAACTATTTCTTCTATACTTGAATTTATTATATTAAATGCATTAACAAATCCTTTTTCCAAACTATCTTTTATACCAATTACTATTGGTGGAAAAAAGTTTTCTTTTAATGATTCTAAAAAATCAGAATAAAATCTTTTTTCGTTATTATCATCTTCTTTTTTATCAATAGATTGTGGTTCTTTTCTAATGATAAGCTGACTGAATTTTTCTAATGATTCTGAAAAACCAGAATAAAATTTTTCTTTATTACCATCATTTTCTTTTATAATAACAGGTGGAAAAAAATTTTCTTTTAATGATTTTAAAAAGCTATATCTTTCCAAATTGTTATCATTTTCTTTTTTATCAATAAGTTGAGGCTCATTTCTAACAACAATCTTAGGCTCTTTTTTATCAATAAGCTGATAAAATTTCTCCAATGATTCTAAGAAGCTAGAGTAAAACTTTTCTTCATTGTTATCAATAAGTTGAGGCTCATTTCTAACAACAATCTTAGGCTCTTTTTTATCAATAAGCTGATAAAATTTCTCCAATGATTCTAAGAAGCTAGAATAGAACTTTTCTTCATTGTTATCAATAAGTTGAGGTTCGTTTTTAACAACAATATTAGGTTCATTTCTAACAACAATTTTAGGTTCGTTTCTAACAACAATCTTAGGCTCTTTTTTATCAATAAGCTGATAAAATTTCTCCAATGATTCTAAGAACCTAGAGTAAAACTTTTCTTCATTGTTATCAATAAGTTGAGGCTCATTTCTAATAACAATCTTAGGCTCTTTTTTATCAATAAGATGACTAAATTTCTCCAATGATTCTAAAAAGCTAGAGTAAAACTTTTCTTCATTGTTATCGTTTTCTTTAATTATAAAATCTTTTCCTTGATCATATTCAAAAGAATTTATCAATTTTGTTATGTTTAATATATCAGATGTTTTATTTTTAAAAGTTTCTTTTATATTATTAATAATTTCTTTAGAATCACTAATAATTGGAAAGAATTTTTTTGTTAAATTATCTAATTTTTCATAATTCTTTATATTATCATTTTGATCTGATTTTGATCTTAAATTATCTTTCCAATTCTTTTTTTCATCATTCATGGTTTTCATACTCCATAATAAAAAAGCCTAAAGGATATGATTTCCTTTAGGCTTTTGAATATCCTTTTGAATATCCCTTTAACTCATCATTTTTTTCTTTTACTAATAATGAATAAAACAATTCTCTTTCAAAATCCGGTATTAAATTACTATCAGAAATACTTATATTTGCATATCTGGATAAATAATATTGTTGTCTTATTATATCATCAAGACTAATACCAGAAAATAATTTAAGGATTACAAAAAAAAATTATTAACAGGAACTTCTATTGATTTTTCCTCATATCCACAATTTTTACATTTAACTGAATATTTAAAATCAACACCAAAATTATTATCAGAATACCAATTTACTATTTTTTCATATAAAGAAGTAGGTATATTTTCTATTAAGAATTTTTTATCATCTAAATTAATATTATTATCTTCACCATCTGGTGTTATGATACCTATAATACCACAAGCACTTGTTGTCATTGCTAAATCTACGTTATATTGTGTTTCGTTTCTTACATCTTTTATAGATTCATATACTTCTTTTTGAGCGCCTCTTATAATATGAGACATTCTTACGGAAATATCATCTGTTAATTTAACAACATTATTTATTTTTTTATCTTTTAATCTTGTTACACTTAAATCATTTAAATCTATTGTTTGTATATTTTGTGAATTACATTTTTTGCACTTAAATTCAAACTTATAAGATTCACCTTTTGTTCTCTTTCTTATTTCAAGTAAAAGAAAGTATCTATCTTGAAGATATAAATCATCTATATCAAAATCCTCTGTCACAACACATGATTCTATAAGTTTATCTAGAGCTAATTCTATTCTTTCTGGACTATCATCATTTTCGTATATTAATAACTTTTTTAAATCACCAGTAATAATCGGTTTAAATTCTATTTCTTTTCCACTTCCAGGTAAAACACATTTAAAAGTATATACATTTAAATACTTTTTAAAATCATTTGACATATTTAAAACTCTCCTTTAATTAATTATTGAGCTTTTCCTTCATAAAACGCATGACGTTGATATGAAAATGTAACATCAAATTGAGCCACATCAATATTAGAATAATCCAACGAAACAGCACCAACTGATTGAGGCCATGCGCCAAAAAGTTTATATGTAAGCATTGGATCACCATTATAATCAAGCAAATATAAAATTTGATCCATCATATAATTATCCGGTACTTCAAATATATTTGTTTCGGGATCATGTATGTATTGTAACCATCTTTCATAAGCTAATCTAATCTTACTATTAATATCAACATTAAAGGTTACTGTAAAGGCAGCGTATTCATGACGACCAGCCATTTTAAAATCATATCCTTGCCATGGAACCGTTATTTCTGTTAAAGATGATTCCGGTAAACTTGTTGATCTAACAAGATATTGAGCATCTTCTGTTGTTATACCAAACCCAGCTGGAAACATTGGTCTGAAATAAAACAGATAAGATCTGGCACCACCTCTAAATTTTGCTCTAAATTGATCAAGGTTGAAACCTTCTGTTGCCATTGTATAAAATCCTCCATATTTTTTTATCTACAATTATTTATATATAAAAAATTAATTTTTTTAATAACATCGCGGTTTTATTACCCGCGATGTTATTTTTTTATTAAGAACCAGAAGCTATCAATTCAGTAAAAGAAGCCCCTGTTTTTGTAGCTATCATGTTAAGAACAATAAATTCAGCTGCTCTTGTTGGTTTTATATAACAATCAACCCACAATTCATTTCTATCTATTCTTTCCGGTGTATTGTTTCTTTCATCACATACAACCATGTAATCATAAATACCTCTTCTTGATTTAACATCTCTCAAGAATGGATCAATCATATTTACAATAAGAAGTCTTGTAAATTCATCATTGGGTTCAAACAAGAAATACTTCAAAGCTGTACTAAGAGCCTTTTCAAGAATCATGAATAATCTTCTTACATTAATTCTATTAAAAGCTGAAGATTTATCCAATAATGTTTTTTGACCCCAAACAACCTTGCCTTGACCAGAAAATGATACAATTGGATTAATACCATTTTTATAAAGAATATCTCTTTCACCTAATGTTGGACTCCATGCTAATCTTCTTATATTTGTCAAAACAGCTCTATTTAAACCAGCGGGAGCAAACCAAGGATCTGAAACATCATCAGTATTAGCAAAAACACCAGCTATATAACCAGAAGCAGGAATCCAACGATATTTCGCATTCCATTTATCATAAACTTCTAACCAGTTACCATAAAGAGAAGCGTAACTTGTGTTTTCATTTAATGTTACTTGTCTATATGTTCTCAAAGAAGTCGCTTCTGATCCACTATTATTAATAACATCTGATCCTTGACAATCAAGAATTGCTATAGCATCTTTTCTGCTTTCACAAATAGATACCAATTCTTGTTTTACTGCTAGTGGTTTATCAGAATCAATAAATATATTAACATCTATTTCTTCATCATTACTGTAAAGATTATAAGCATCTATAATATCATTTTCAGTTACAGTATCCGTTACATATTCATCACTTGTATTCGATCCACCATCGAATGAAATATAATCAGTAGTATAATAATCAGAAACATCTTGTTCTTTTAATGTCGATTTTATAGCCATTCTAATATATTTTGATTCATTATTTACAACATTTTCACAAAATATATTTTTTCCTTCATCATCTATAGCTCTTGTTTTTGTTGAAACAACAAATGTCTCTACAATATCAAAACTATTAGTATTTGATTGTTCAGCTGCCTTAATTATTATTAGAAATTTATCATTTGTATCTAATGGTGCATCAATATCAACCAAATCATTATAAAGACCGTCACTTAAACTATTTCCGTTATTTCCACTAGTTGCCATGTTATAAGTATTTCTACCAACAACAGCTATTTTGATATAATTACCCCACTCGCCTCTTGAATTTGCTATAAAAGCCATATCAGAATCAGATTCAACACCACTTGAAAATGATACTTCATCAGCAAATTCATCTGGATTTTTTGATGAAAAATCAGTTAAAATATAAGCATCATTAACTGTATATCCCGTAAAAGATGAAGCAGATAAAGCAAGAGAACCATAACATCCAGCAAATGTTGAATTTTCCGGCATTACTCTTGTGCAGTATAATTTATTACCATACTTCAAATATCCCATAGCTGACAACATATCTTTATAACAATTAGCTACATTTGTTGGTTCCCCAAAAACTTCGACCAAATCATCTCTATTTGTTATAAGTTGTTGTTTTAACTCTGGACCTTTCCATGTATCTCTTAATGCTATAACAGCAATAGAAGTTGCAACAGCTGGAATAGTTGTAGTTAAATCAATTTCATTAACATCAACCACGGGGCTTAAATAAAAAGCCATAATTTTATTCCTCCTATATATAAATTTATAACATTACATTTTACTTATATTTATAAAAAATATAATAAAAAATCATAAATACTACAAAAAGTATTACAAGGAGTATTACAATGTCTGTACAAAAAAAGAAAGAAGTAAAAAACAGAATATATTCAATAAGAATAAATGATGATATTTACGAAAAAATAAATTACATAAAAAATAACACAAAACATAATATTGATATAGCTAGAAGTTTTAGATCTATGATATATGAAATATATCATGATATAAAATCAAGTGAAAAAAATCAAAATTCTATATATCCAGAAGTTTAACTATAATATTCTTCTTTTAATTCAAAACGATCATATTCAAACGAAGCAGTACACTCAAGGTTTTGTTCACCTTCTCTGTAACTAAGTGTTACTTCATTAAGAGCGGTTATCCATAAATCAACAAAAAATATTCTAAACACTTCATTTTGAAAATTATCAACAATTCTTAATGTTGCATCAACAGCATAATTGCTTTTTAATTCAGCTAAGTTGTTTTTATTATTATGAATATACATCAACCATTTATATAAAACCTTCCAATTATAAAAATTAGAATCAACTGTAAATGATACATTCCAGGGTTCAAAAACAGCTGGAGCAGCCGCGAATTTTGATGTGGCACCCATCCATTTATCTTCTTCCATTGCAATAGTGACACCTGGAATAATAGTTGAATATATATTAATTGTTAATTCATCAGTTGCAGCAAGTGTATTCTCTGTTGGTATTTTAGGAAAAACCAATTCAAAATTACTTGAAGATGATTTATTAATATTTGTACTTAATGACATTCTTTAACTCCCTAATCAAATTCTTTCATTTTATTATCGAAAGCTTTTTTTAAATAATTTATAACATCGTCATCGAAACCAACACCCATTCTCCATTTTTTCACATGCTTGTTTAAATCATTATAAATTTTATCTAAATCTTTTTTAGACTTAGCTTTATCTATTTTTTTACCAATTATTCTTTTTGCCATTTTTAAATCAGATGGACCAATATCCCCTTCATATAAAAATTTATCAATTTTTTCAACAACAGTCATAATATTCCTCCTTTAATCAAATATTTCATAACTATTTAAAACACCAACATCTGGATCATATACATTTGTTATTGAATATAAAGAGCTTCTGATTCAGCACCAGATGCACCAGATGTAAAAACAGTTTCAGTTGATCCATCTATATATAACCCTCTATAATCATTTAGTTTATCTTTTTCCTTTCATTATATATGATAAAAACTCCATATCGTTTTCGAAACCAGAACCCTCTCTCCATTTTTTCACACGCTTATTTAAATCTTTATAAATTTTATCCAACTCTTCTTCGGACTTTTTATTCTTTTTTCTTCTTACCATTTTACCAATACCCCTTTCATATAAAAATTTATCAATTTTTTCAACAACAGTCATAATATTCCTCCTTTAATCAAATATTTCATAACTATTTAAAACACCAACATCTGGATCATATACATTTGTTATTGATTGATTTTATATAAAGAGCTTCTGATTCAGCACCAGAAGCCCCTGATGTGAAAACAGTTTCAGTTGATCCATCTATATATAACCCTCTATAATCATTCCATGTATCCTCGTTTGTATAAATTTTATTAATAATTTTTTTAATCAAATTACGATCTGTATTAACTGGTTGAAAAATATAAGATTGAATGGTAAAATCAAGATTCCATCTTATAACTCTCATACTATCATCTGTCATTTCAAATTCAAAATCAGGTGTACATGAATTAAATACAACTTTCGTATCTAATGTAGCATCTGCTTCTGGGATATATATCTTCATAACAACATATGGATTAAAATATGGTAAAATTTGTTCTAATATTTGATCAGCATCAGACATCCATAATGACCATATACTAAGTGATGTTGTTATATCATAAGGAACTGGATTTATAAAACGAGACATTAAACCAGCACTAGCATCAGCGCTTTTTAATATTTTATGAAGTTTATTAACCTGTCTATCTACAGCAAAATTTATTCCAGTAACAACCATAGACATTATTGGAAGCATTTGATCATCTTTTCTTTCATGAATCCAATACCATATTTTTTGCTTTCCACCAAGCTTTAATGGAACTGTAACATATTTCTTTACAGTTCCATCTGAATTATATCTAGCAACTTTAATATCATTAAATAAATCAAGCATCTGTATTAAAGTTTTTCTTATAACATGGTAATAATAATAAGCTTTCATTAATTAATTTTTTCCTTTATAATGTTTTTTATTTTTAACTCATCAAAAAAACTAAATTCGTTTTCACCTATAAACATACATTCTGTATCCATCCATACTTCTCTTTCAGATTTTAATTTATTTAATTTTTTTGTATCAATTACTTCAAAATTTTTTGGGCTAAAAAGCTCTATTAAAATATTAAATAAACCACGTTTTTTAAATTCATCATAATTTATAAATTCAAATATTATTTTATTTCTATTATTTACCTTTTTATCAATTTCATCACAAGCTTTTTTAAGATCTTCATATGTTTTAATGTTTATATTAACATGTTTTTCAAAAAATATATCTAACTCATCTAAAAATGTTACTATAGATTTAATTCTAGCTTTTTTAATTCCATAAAAACTATACCATATATCACTTTCTGGACAAACACCAATTTTAGATCCATTTATCGGAAAAACAACATACAATACATTACCATATGCTACTCTTCTAGTTGAACATATTATTTGTCTTTTTGGAAATTTTTTCCAAGATTGATCATTATTAATTATTAATGTATAAAAATTCGGATTACTAATACTGATTCTTTCTTTTTTTCCTCTTGTGTCTATATAAAGATAGTTACCTTTTGATGTTCCTCTAAAAATTCTTGTATTTGATTTCCTATAAAAATCAAGAACATCAGTACATTTGTTTTTAATAAAATCCATTGCTTCTTCTGGTTTTATTATCTTTGTTCTTCTATATATTAAATCTGATTCATTCAATAGAAAATTCTTGAATTTAGTCATTTTTATACCTTTAATTAGTAACCATAAATACTTGTATCTATATCATTATATCCATGAATATCATCTGATTGTTCTTCTAACCATTCATTATCACCATACGCTGTAACTGGTGTTGTCATTGTACTATCTGGTGTTTTCAATATTTCTTTAGCTGAATCTGATTGTTCTGTAAATCTGAATGGTTTTAGTATAAACTCCCAAACAAGTTTTTTAAGTTGAAATATTTTTGCTTCTTCACCAACATCAACTATTTCATAATTTCTTTCATTCCAAATTGTTTGGATAACATCACCTGGTTTTGGATCATAAGAAGTACTAACATCTCTATTAAACGTATATTTAGGTATCATAGCATATTGTATAATATCTTCTGATGTAATACCAAAAGTATTCGTCATTGTTGTTTCTTCTGTTACATCATACAATACTTTTGTTTCATATGGGCCTAAATATTGAACTTCATCAGACGGTTCACCATATAAAGTATCTTCATTTATTTCAGTACTTCTTACCCAATATTTTATTTTGATGCCACTAATATCATTAAATTCAGTTATGGTTTCTTGAAAATAATTATATTCTGGATTATCTTCAGTACCATAAAGTTCCCATTTAGGTTTCGCTAGCATTGATGACTTTGACATTATTTACCTTCATTAATTTCTTTAATTCTTTTTATTATTTTTTCATTAGATTTCATTACTATTGTTAAAGCTTCTTCTAACGAATCTATTCTTTTCTTTAATTTTTCTATTTCATTTGATTCATTAAAAAATTGTTGACGTTTTTGTCTTTCTATCATTCTTCTATCTAATTCATCCATAGCTAATTTTTCTTTGGATGTTAAATCATTACCATATTCATCTTTTATTCTACCATTTGGATTTTCTGGTGTCGGTTGTTCTATAATCAATTTTTTCTTAAACTCGGGGTTCTTTAACATTTTTTCATAAATTGACTGTATTTTTGTTGACATGATTCCCTCACTTTATAGATTTTTGTTCAGTAAATTTGTTTTATTTTAACCACAAATTATCGTATATCCTTCATAATTTTCTTCAAGTCTTAGTGTTTCTTCTAGTTGTTGCATTTCTTCTTTACCCTCTGAAACCAAAGAATCACCATCAAGAGATATTCCAGTATTTCCAATAGAATTAAAATTAGCAAATTTTCTTCTTATCATACCTAATGTAACTTTACACATTGATGTTGCATAATCAAGAATCCAATCCGATGAATAGAAAAAATCATTACTATCACCATTTGACCAAGAATCATTAACAGTACTTCCTTCTATCATAAAAGTTCTTAATAAAATATAACTATTATTAGTTGTTGGTGCTGGATTTATTTCCAATTGATTCGTATATTTATGATATTTCCAATTATAATTTGATACAACATATTTATCTAATGTTTCAACAAAATCTCTTGCTATATGATATGATATTAACGTATAACCAGTACCACTACCATCTAATAATAAATCATAAAATCCCCTATTATAAAGAAAATTTTCTATTGTAAAAAGACTGTTTATCCCGCTAATACCTCTATCATCATATGAAATAACTTCCACAACACCAACCGGAAGATCATATATTTGTTGACCAGCTGATAATGCAAGAGTAAAATATGTTTCTTGTGTAGCATTACCAACAGCCCACTTAATATATTTATCTCTAGCATAATCTATAGAATCATATATTTGTGAAATATCAAGTTCTACTTTGACAACTGGATAACCTAATCTTCTTTTTATTTTATTCGCTAATTCTATCTTTGTTGTCATTCTATTCTCCAATTTGACTTATTCATTTTTATATTATTTATTAATCTGTAAAATTTTTATCATATAACCACGACCAATCTTCTTCAAAATCAATTTCTACATCTGATAATATACCCCATATATCACCATCTTCTTCTTGTTTTTTAAAAGAATAGGATTCATCTAATATATCCATTTCTATTATATAAGTTCCCCAAAATAAAGCATCGACCAAATCATCTGGTTTACTTTTACCAAAAAATTTATCATTTTCTTCTACAAAAGATCCAAGTTCTTCTATTGTTTCAACATCAACAACTTCTAAACTACCATCTTCTATAAGTTTTTTCATTAATAATACAGCTTTTGGTTTTGTTGTTCTTGTCGATCTAATACCCAAATTTTTTTCTTTTGTTCCTGTATTAACAACACCTTCGTTTTCATAATCCCACCATAATCTTTGAACTACAGCAGAACCTTCACCATTATTTTCTATCATAATATATGCTCTATTATAATAGTATGATAATCTATTTATAATTTCTGAAAAATTATAAACATCTGTTTTATTATCCTGAAAAACACATACTTGTTTCATTTTAACAGGATTTAAGCTTTCTATTTTCAATATTTGAATAACAGAGCTGTTTTCACCAGTACCTTTCGCTGAATCAATACCAGCAACATATAAAGCGCCTTTTTCTGGTTCCTCATATATTCTTAATCTATTATTCATATCTATTTTTATAGGATCTATATTCAAAGACAACAAATATTTCAACACAGTAGGATCAATAACAGTATTAGTACTTCCAAGAAATTCTACAGCAAATTCTTGATTGAATTGTGTTTTTCCTAGATTTTTTATTTGTTCCTCGGCCCATTTCTTATTTCTACCAGGAACTTTATCCCAAGTTACTTTACTAGTTATAAAAGTATTAAGACCAGATTCACCTTTTGAATATATTCTATGAAATAAATTATATAAACCATTAGGGGTGCTTATAATGACTATTTTAGATTCCGTAGATGCTGAAATGGTTGGATAATTAGCAGCCCAGAACGCTTCGGCTTGATTACTTGGAACAAAAGCAAACTCATCACATAATAAAAAATTAAGAGTTTCACCACGAAAAGCATCTGCTGTCGTTGCGGATACAACCAACCTAGTGCCATTATCAAATGTAATAAATGTCTTTGAATATTCTACAACACCTGGTTTTATCCATTTTGGAAGCTGTTCCCACATTCTTTTTATTCTAGAAAGAATCATTTTAGCTGAAGATTCTTTATTAGAAACAATACCAATAACTTTATCTTTATTAAACATCGCATACCAAAGAATATAAACAGCAACTACAGTACTTTTACCACTTTGACGACTCCATAATCCACAAAAATGTCTATTATTTTTTAAATCTTTAAGAAGTTTTTTCTGATATCTATATGGTTTGAATGGTATTTCGCCTTCATCTGGATTAACAATTTTAACATATTTAATAAATTCAAATATATCAAGAGAACAAGCCAAAAGCTCTTCTATTTGCTCTTCAGTATATTCTACTTCTTCTCTTGGTTTCTTAACAAATCTATCATATTTAATTGGCATAAAAAATTCCTCTATTACAAATCACTTATTTCGGGCATAAAAAAACCCTTCCATACTTATTTATATGAAAGGGTTCTTTTTATAGAAGAATTTTTAATAAACTATATTGTTACAACCATTTATCTTGATTTTCTAAAGTCCATAAAACAGTACTTTTCAATGATTCATCTATTGTCATCGGAACAGTCCATCCAATTGATTCCATTTTAGAACCATCTAAAGCATATCTCAAATCATGCCCTGGTCTTGAAGAATGAAAATCTACCATTTCATACTTTAATTTCTTATTCATTATTTCAGCAATCTTTTTTGCTAAATCAAGATTTGATATCTCTTTTTCACCAACAATATTATATTTTTCTCTTTGTTCTGATTTATCTAGCAAAAAATGTAAAGCATTAGCTAAATTTCTTGCGTGAATATAAAATCTAGACCCAGAAATCTTTCTATTTTTATCTGAATGAATATAAATTACTTCATCATCTCTTAGTTTTTTAATAACCATTGGTATGAATTTTTCTGGATGTTGTCTTTCACCAAAAATGTTCATCGTATGTGTTATAAATCCCGGTAAACCATAAGTATTCATATAAGCTAGTGATAATTCTTCACCACCAGCTTTTGTTGCTGAATAAGGATTTGTACTGTTATATCTATCCCATTCCTTGTAATTAACACCAATTGGTGCTGGACCAAAAACTTCATCCGTTGAAAAATAATTAAATTTCAATAAATTATCACATTTCAATGCGAAATCCAAAATATTCATTGTCCCAATTACATTGGAATAAACAAAAGGTTTTGGATCTTTTATAGAATTATCAACATGGCTTTCCGCGGCTAAATGTAAAATATAATTAGCATCTTTGTTTTCTCTATACACACCTTCTGATATCTCTCTAGTTATATCAACAGAAAAGAAAGAAACTCTTTTTTCATCAAAAGCTTTTATATCTCTTATTCTATTTAATCCTCTTGAAGAATATGTTAGCTTGTCAAATATTACAATTTTCCAATTAGTATTTTTTAAAAAATGTTCTACAACATGATGCCCAACAAAACCAGCACCACCAGTTATTATAATTTTCTTCAATTATTTTTTCTCCTTATCAAGAATTATATCACTAGTAAAATCACCATCTTTTTTATCAATAACAAATATAACACTTTTATTATCAACTATTGTTTTCAATAAAACCTTTTTACCCCATATATTATAAATATGTTTCATTGTTTCTTCAGCATATTTCAAATTTAAATTAACACCACTCCATTCATGATTAAGAAACAATTCACCTCTTTCTGAATAATTTCCATCAACCACAGTTATTTTAGGAATTCCATTATTAGAAAATAATGATACTATTAACCTTTTAATATCTTTTGCATCACTATCTGTAATAATATAATCTTCATGGGTTCCTGTATCATGTATTACATAAACATACATTTTAAGATCTTTGATCAATTCTGGTGTTAAGAAATCCTGCATGAAGAACCAATCAGTATATTTTTCTAAAACTGAAAGAACCTTTTCCCATCCTTTATTTTCACCAGTATCCCATTCTTCTTTCTTCTTTTTATTTGTTTCTTCTTCATATTCTCTACCATGTCTTCCTTTATCCCATCTTTTTATAATATCTTCCCATATTTTAGATCCGATAAGATAAGGATTCATACTAAATGGATTTTCAGCTTTTACAAGTGAATTGGAATAATTAAATTGTGCATGTTCGCTTGTTGTAAGAATATTTTCATCAAACAATTTATTCATAATATATTCATGAACTATTACAGCAAATCCCTCATTCATGAATTTTGTATTAATAATTGGCCAATAATATTGACCAAGTGTTTTAATAACCTTTAAAATATCAATGGACCAATTATCAAGTATTCGTGATCTGTCTATAATATATTGTAAAATATCATCTGTTGGTTCTACTGGTGTTCTTGTGTTCAAATCTTTCCATAGATTTTGATTAAAAAGTTCTATATCAGATTCTATTACAGGCTTATTTCTTATACCTGAAAGTATTCCAAATTGTGATGTATCTGACTTATGAGCTTCCTTTCTTTCTTGTTCATATATTCTTTTAATTTTTTGTTCTTCTGTTTCGTTATCAAAAGGATTAGTGTGTAAATACAGTGAATGAGCAGCATCTACAATCTTTTCAACTTCATCTATACCATATTTTTTCTCATACTTGTTAAATCTTTCCTTGGCATCAAACATATAATCAATAATATCTTTTTTAGAATTTTTAAAATATTCATTCATTGTAAAAAATGAAGTATGACCAATAACATGGGCCATAACAAGAACTTGTACAGCAAAAGTATTTGATTTCATTAAATAAGCTCTTGCTGGATCTGAATTTATCACAACTTCATATGGTAAAGAAGGATTAACATTCTCATTTATTGTTCTCAATCGTTCATAATCTCTACCATATTTCCAGTTAGAAATGTTAGTTGGGATATTATACGACATAATTTCTAACATTTTTTGATCAGGAACAATATCAAATTCAACAGGACAAGTCTTTAATTTTAAATCCTCTGTCGCTATTTGCATTATTCGTTCTTCGATTTTTAATAGTCTCTGAAGTTCTTGTTTATTCATTTATATCCCTTTCATATTCAAATAATATATTACCACAATCCCATATTCTATGATAATTATTTTCTATCATATTTTCATATTCTGTTAGATTGGGATCAAATTTTTCTAATATTTTTGATAATCTATCCTTTCTAAAATTAAACCTATGATATCTTTTACATTCACTTTTATTAAAATACCAATAATTTGGCTTAGTATTATGAACAAATTTAAAATTTAAAATATTATATAGATTTCCATTACTCCATCTTCTATCAGCAAATGAAATAATTTTATCAAAATTATAATTTTTTAAAAAATAATTAAATAATTTAGAGGCAGATCCAACAATTATATATTCATAATCTGAACAAAATCTACTTAATTCAAAACAATATTTCAAATTAGGATTATGGCCTTTAGATATATTTAATTTTCTAAAAGTCATCACAGAAACAAGATTTTCATTATAAAAAAGACCTAATCGTATAGAAGAAAAATCATCACCTTGTATATGAAATTTATTCAAAAAATCTGATTTTACTTTGTTACTAATTTCTTTAACTTCACATTTTCTAGCGAATAATTTTTTTGAATTATTTAAATTAATATTATACAGTATTCTTTTTTCAACAATATCTCTTTTAAACAACCACTCATCTTCAAATATTGTTATAAGTCTATATCCGGCTTTGTTACATAAATCCAATTTGTTTAGATGATAATTCTTATCATTTATGTTTGTTTCCGAATGCCAGTATAAACCACAATATTCTATTGCTGTCTTTTTATCTGGTATTACAATATCTAATTCAAATGGACTAATTATATTCCTATCTCTTTTTAATATATCACCATTATACACGCTTTTTAAAAAAAAGTATATTTCGTTTTCTGCTTTTGATTCTATATGTGAACAAGATGGACATCTTGTTCCTTGTTGCCAACTATTCCATATAATTTTATTAATATGACCTATAGGACATTTATATTTTAAATAAGAAAAAGCATTATCATATGTTTTTGATAATAATTCATATCCTTCTTTTTCAAATTCGCTTTTTATGTATTCGTAATCATGTTTGTTTATCAAATTTCTTTTTTCATCATAGCAAAATTTACATCTTGATCCACTAATCCAACTATTCCAAGATATATATCCTATATGATTATTATTACACCTATATTTTAATTTTTCCTTGTTATTTTCATATGTTTTTGATAATAATTCATATCCTTCTTTTTCAAACCCACTTTTTATATATTCGTAATCATGTTTTATATTACCATTACATATATAACACCTACATCCTCTTTTCCAACTGATCCAAGTTATAAAATACTCATGACCATTAGGACAAATATATCTTAATTTGGTATTATTACCTTCAAACTCATCTATACTTGTTAATAATTTATATCCTTCCTTTTCAAAATTACTTTTTATTTTATCATAAAATGCTTTTTTTCTTTTATATTTTTTTTCAATATTTCTACAAAATGGACACTTTTCCTCATTTCTATTCCACTTTATCCATTTTATAAAAAACACATGATTATTCTTACATAAACACTTTAAATCAATTTTATTATTTTCATATTCCTTGGATAAAAGAAAATAACCAGCTTTTTCTATTTCATTCTTTACATAATCATATGACAACTTATTCACTACATTTTCCTTCATTTACTATTTTTTTCAAATAGAAAGTGTTTCAAAGCATTCCATATATCTTCCTTTTTTCTTATTCTTGCTAACAAGAAATGTTTATCTTCGTTTTTATAAAAATTACTACCATCGATACTTTTTATTTTAAAATTCCATTTATTTTTTATAGTTGACATTAAAGACCATTGATTGTTATTAAATCTATTTTCTGGGCATATTTCAGTATATCCTAACATATTAATCTTTTTATCTAACATTTTACTTATTTCTGAAATTGTTTTATCAACATCCCAATCATCACCATCACTATTATACATACAATAAACATTCCATTCTTCAACTGGATATTCCGTGTCAATAAGATGGTTAGCTAATTCAAAAGCCGATGCACATTTTGTACCACCAGATTCCGCCTTTCTAAAAAATGTATCTTCATCAACAAGAGCGGCTTCTGTTGTATGTTGAATAAAACGAATTTCTACATTATCATAAACTTTTTTCAAAAACTCAACCATCCAGAATAACATAGAACGAGCAAGATATTTCTTATCAATTGTCATTGAACCAGAAACATCCATCATAGCAATAACAACAGCTCTACTATGTAATTCATAGGCTTCTTCTATTTGTTTAAATCTTAAATCATCATCATTAATATAAATACCTTCCATAAATCCATTTAATTCACCATTTTTAATTATCTTTATTGCTTCATCAATATCACCTTTAGTTTGAAGAATAGCTCTTCTACCTTCTTCATATTCACATCCAGTTTCGTCCATTATTTCACCAATCATGGAAATTGTTCTTTTCATTGCTTCCATGATAGTTTTTTTCTTATGAACTCTTGGAATAATTCCTTTACGGGATATTGTTTCAAATTTCCAACCTTTAGGAACAAGTTGCTGTTTTTTTGTTTTTTCTTCTATCCAGGGTAATCCTAAATCCTCGAACATTATTTTTATCAAATAATCAATATCAACTTCTGTTTCTAAATAATCATCACCTAGCTGATCACCAGCGTTACCATCTTTACCTTTTCCAGTAACCCTACGTCCTATAATATCACCGGGATCACCTTCGCCTTGTCCAATACCACCTTTATGTCCATTATAATCATATATAAACTTAAAATCTTTTAAACCTTTTACAGGAATTCTTACTTTTTTTCCTTCTCTTTTGGTTATAATAGATTCTTCAGAAATAACATCCCTAACATTTTTACGAATAGTTTCGTCTATTTTTTCTCTATGACGAGCAGCATCTTTTTTTCCACGTTCTGAAAGATCCCATGAATCATGATATATAATTGCCATATAAATCCCCTTTAAATAATAACAAAAGTTTCACCCAAAACAATCTTATGTATAATTAAAAAGGAGTATTATACATTAAAACAATAATACTCCTTCACTATTTCCAACTATCAGGATTCCTTTCGAATAACTTCAGCAACAAAAGAAAGTAGAATATTAGCACATTCTTTACAATATCCTCTTTCAATAAGTTTCTCCAAAGCATCCTCTCTCTTTTTAGTAGCTTTTGGATTAACATTTGTTGTATCAGCAATAGAAAGAGAAACAACATTTTTAAGGTCCTTCATAAGTTTCTTTTCAATAGCTTCTTTTAAAGGATCATAATCATTATAAGTAAATTCTCTTCCCTGTCTCAAAACACTTGATTCATGAACAAAAATTTGATTACGAAACTCTTTCTTCGAATTTTCAGGAACCTCAATTAATTCCTCAAGAGAACGCATCAACTTTTCATCTGGATTTGAATATTCACCAGTAATACTATCATAGACCTTTTCTTTCTTACAAAACGCAGTAACATTTTTCATATAATTATTAAATAATGCTTGTGCTTGTTCTTCATATGCATAAATAAAAGCCATATTTACTTCTTTTTTAGCTATTTCCTTATATTCAGCGGCAATAGATTCCTTACCACCAATTAACAAATTAAGAAATTCCTTCTTTTCTTCATCACTTATACCAATATGATGTTCAAAATTATTCCTAAGTGCTTTTATAACATCAATTGGATTAATACATTTCTTGTCTTCTTTCATACCAAGAGCAATATTAAGAGCATTGATAATAAATCTTGGTGAAATACCAGTCATACCCTCGCCGTTTTTTCTACCTTCTGCGAGAAGTTCTTTAAGATTTATTTCACTTCTCTTAAACTCTTGTGTTTCCTCACCATTATAAATCTTCATCTTTTCAATTAAAGACGAAACTTTAGTAGATTTTTTCAAACGACTCAAAACGGCAAATTGAGCAGCAATTTTTAAAGTATTTGGTGCTATATGAATTCCACGAAAATCTGATTCTTTAATCATCTTTTCATATATTTTAATTTCATCATCAACTTTTAAATTCCAAGGAACAACAACCGGATACATTCTATCATGAAGAGCCTCATTCTTCTTATCTGACTTAAAAGAATCAAATTCCGTTTTATTTGTGTGGCCGATGATTAATGTATCAATATACATTTGAGGAAAACCAGGCGCCTTGATTAATTGTTCTTGTGCTGCTGTAATGAGAATATAATGAAATTTAATATCAGCCTTTAAAATTTCAATATATTCAATTAAACCACCATTAGCAACTTGAAGCTCACCATTAAACTCATAGGCCCTTGGATCTGTTTCGGAATAACGAGACATTTTAGCAAAATTTACTCTACCTATAAGCTCAGAATGATCCTGGCTTTTAGGATCACTTGGTTGAAACGTACCAATACCAATTCTTCGTTGTTCTGAAAATTTAATACTTTCTACTGGTATATCTTCCCATTTTACATTACCATTTTCATCTGTAAAGTTTTCATCAATCATATGTTGACAAACTGGGCAAAGTGTCCCTTCTATTTTAACACCAAGTTCATTCATCCAAAATTCTCTATCTTCAAGAGGAATTGCATGAAGTGGTTCTTCATGAATAGGACATCCCTTAATAGCATATTTAGGTGTATCATCCGATTCCAATCCCTTTTTGATAAGAGAAGCAATCGTACTCTTTCCAGAAGAAACAGGACCAACCATAATCAAAATACGCTTACCTGTTTCTGTTCTACGAGCAGATGCCTTCAAAAATCTCATTATATCATGAATTGCTTCATATGTACCAAAAATCTTCCCATCAAAGAAATTATATTTTACCAAATCTTCATATCCAGTGATTTTAAGATCATCATCAATAGGCGACGTGCCGTATTTCATTATCATGTTATAAATACGACCTGGAGCAAAATTAGCAACATTTGGATTTTCCTTTACTTTATCCAAATACTGTAATAGAGTACCACTAAAGTTTTCAACAGTCTTACTCTTTCGTTGTTCATTAATTAAATCCTGAAAACTTTTTTTAGACATCACATTCTCCTTTTCTATTAATCAGATTCATTGTCTCTTTTAATATCTTCTAATTTTTTTAGAATATCTTCTCTTGAAGCAATAATAATATTTTGATTTGTTGGTCTTGATAGTTTTTTATTCTTTAACCTTATTTTTATTTTTTCCAATAATACCATTTTATCACGAATTTGTAAATATTTATTATAATTTTTATCTGAAATTATTTCCTTACTTGCGTTTGTAACACTATTAATCAATTGACCGGCTACTTCAACTAATCTTGATGAAAAATTTCCATTCTCCATTTCTTCTTCGACTCTATTAAGTATTCTATTAGCTCTTTCTATATTAGATTCTAATACTTTTAAAGCATTTATAGCTTTTTCTTTTTCAATAATATTACCTTCTTCATCGATATCAATAATTTCATCACCTGAAAAATCTATTTCAAATTCTTCTTCTAATGATTTTCTATTTAAATCAGACATCTATATTTTCTCCTATGTATAATATATAGAAATATTTATTAAAATAATATAACATTTTTAGATAAATGTAAACATATTTACAAGAAAAAGAAAAAATGATATAAATATGGTTAATGACTAAATAAAGGAAAATTCAATGATAATAAGAAGAAACGATTTTGGAAATATTGATGATTTGTCACAAAATTCCCACAAAAAAATATGGTTTACCTGTGAAAAATGCGGCATTGGTGTTCTTCAATCTTATAGAAACTATTTAAAACAAAAAAATGGTAAACTTTGTAGATATTGTAGAAATTCAATAACATCAAATAATTCAAGAAAAATAGTATCAGAAAAAATGAAGGAGAAATGGAAGAATGTAGAATATAAAAGAAAAATGAGTAAAAAATTATCAGACGCGTGTAAAAAATCATGGGAAAATGATAATGGTAAAAGAAGAAAAAATTTAATAAAAAACAATCCCATGTTTGATAAAAAAATATCTAAAAAAGTATCAGAATCAGAAGCAACATCAATAGAAGAATTAAAAAAATTATGTGAATATTATAATTATGAATTTATAGAAAGAATTTTAGGAAAACGTGGTGGTGTTGTTATAAAATTTAAATGTGATAAGGGACATATACAAGAAAAAAGACTAGATGTTTTCAAAAGAGGATCTTATGGTTGTTATGAATGTAATAAAAAATCATCAGTTGGTGAAAATGAAATATATAAGTTCTTAAAAGAAAATAATATAAAAGTAGATAAAAATTCAAAATCAATAATATATCCATTTGAATTAGATATTGTAATACCAAATAAAAAAATAGCAATAGAATATTGTGGTTTATATTGGCATTCAGAAACAGTAAAAAGAGATAAAAATTATCATTTAAATAAATTAAATTTATGTAATGAAGCTGGATATAGGCTTATAACAATATTTGAAGATGAATGGAAAAATCATCAAAATTTAATAAAAAATAAATTATTACATATACTTGGAAAATCAAACAGTGAAAAAATATATGCTAGAAAATGTGAAATAAAAGAAATTGAAACAAAAACAGCAAGAAATTTTTGTAATGAAAATCATATACAAGGATATAACAATTGTTCTATAAAATTGGGATTATATTATAATAAAGAATTGGTTTCTTTAATGACATTTTCAAAACCATCTTTATCAAAAGGATATAAAGGAAAAAACGAAAACATTTGGGAGCTCAATAGATATTGTACTAATAAAATAGTTATTGGTGGTGCTGGTAAGCTGTTAAATTATTTTTGTAATAATTATGAATGGAAAGAAATTTTTTCATTTGCTGATAAAAGATGGAGTGATGGGAATTTATATAATAAATTAGGATTTGAATTATTATATGAAACAAAACCAAATTATTTTTATTTCAATACAATTGATAACAAAAGATATCATAGATTTAATTTTAGAAAGGATAGATTACCAAAAATATTAGAAAAATTCGACCCAAATCTAACAGAATATGAAAATATGATAGAAAACAATTATCATAGAATATGGGATTGTGGTAATTTTAAATTTGTTAAAACAAAAGAACCAAGGCCATAAAGACCTTGGTTCTCATTTTACTTATTTTTGGTTCAATTAGGGAAGATTGGTAACAGAGATCTTTTGATAATAATTCTTCGCACCAAACAGGTGTGTATGAATAGCGTATCTACTCATAAGACCCATTGAAGGTTGGAAAGAATCTTCAAAAGTAGCTCTTGAAACCAATAATTGAATATAAGGTAGATAAATAACACCTGTATCATATTCAGACGCACCCTTATAACCAAGAATCATTTGATCATTGGCTTGGAATGTATCTCTATAAAGATTCATTCTTCCACCAAGACTACCGACTCTAGCAACACCAGTAACAGATGTATTAATATTACCCATTACAGGAGCGATAGTAAAGTCAGCCAATGTTTCCAAAACAGCAGAAACATTAGGATTAGCGATTACCCAATTAGCGGAACCACGTCTTGTATATGTAGCAATAACATTAGATCTACGAACCATATAATTATAAAGTTCACGATAACGTTCAGCTTCCCATCTACCTCTATAAGAACCAGATGCTGAATAACTCCATGTATTTACATAACTTGTAGTACCATCATCGGTAAGAACCGATTCGATTCTTGCAACAAGTTCACGGTCAATTTCAGCTGTGATTTCGTAAGAAAGAATATCCATCAATTCTTCCTCAAGATTTAGACCATGCATAGCCTTCAAATCTTGAGCAATTTCAAGTGACCAACGGCTTCTTAACTTACGTGTCTTAGCTTCAACTTGAGCCTTTTCTATTGTTGTATTAACTTCATTAATAGCAGTACCATCACCGATACCAAGACCAACATTTGTAGTTTCATCAGATCCCAAAGCCTCACCAGCTGATGTGACATGAGAACCAGTATATGAACTATCAATTGTATTGTATCCAAGTTCAACATTTGATGCACTGTTATATGTTTGACCAGCTCTAAAACGAAGAGCGAAAGCCAATCCAATAGGACCAGTCAAAGGTTGAACACCAACCAAATCATGAGCAATTAATTCAGGGAATGTTCTACGAACCATAGGAACAGCAATCTTATGAAACATACCAGATGTAGCATAAGTTGACGCACCAAGGCTGTCATTACCCATAGATGTAGCTTCCATTAAATAATTATGCTCATTTTCCAACATAAGAGCAGTTGTTTGTTTAATTTTTTCATTCTTAAAAGAAGATCCCTCATTAAGGACTTCTTCCCACTTTTTTACTAAGTGTGATAAATTCATTTATATTATCCTCCTATTAAATTCTACTTTCTTTTAACACATTTACATAACTCTTTAAATGTGCCTTAAATGGGTTGTCTTTATCTTCTTCATTTAAATTATTTTCTGTTTCCAAGACACCCTTTCCTTCTTCTTCATTACCTTCTTCTTTCTTTTCTTCTTCTAACATACTCTTTGCACTTTCCAAAACAATATCAAATTTCTTATCAATTTCCTTCTTATCAACAACACCACCTAGAATATTAAAAACATATTCTTTTTGTGATTCTGTTAATCCATCTGTTTTCTTTCTCAAATAAAGCTCAGCTGACAATGCTTGATTATCTTCCTTTAATTCAAGAGTTTCATCAATTGTCTCATCGAGTTCTTTTTTGAGATTTAGAATTTCTTCCTTGGCTTCCTTTAACAATGATTTAACCTCATTATCTAACAATCCTTCATCAATAGATAAACGAACCTTAAATTGTTCGATAAGATCATGATAAAGTTCACCCTTTCTGGCATATTCCAAAATATTATCTGGAATAACCATTTCTTCTTCAATTATAGAATCTACGAAATTCGAAAATTTTGAAGTGATTTCTTTCTTATAGTCCTCAAACTTTTCTTCATATTCTTCAATCAATCTTTCTTTTTCTTCTTTCAGAGAAGATTCCAAAAGTTCTTTAGACTTAACTTCTATAATTGAACTAAGCTTTTCTTTAATCTTAGATTGTTCTTCTTCATCTAATTTTTGTACTCCCAAAATTTCCAGAAGCTTATCCATGTTATTAACTTCCTCCTTAAATAATTTTCTATTACTATTTATAAAAATTGTTAATTTTTTACAAAAATTAAACAATTATAAACTTTTTTCTATATTTTCAATAACTTGCCAAATTTGTTTTCTATGATATTCTTTCGCTTCTTCTATTGTTGGTTCTTTAGGAATATCGAATTCTCTACCTTCATATATACCATTTACCCAAGAAGAGGGATTGCTTGGTTCGGAAACTAAATCATATGTTAAAAGATTAAAATCTTCATTAACAAAACCATCTTCATTAACGGTTCCCAAACCTCTTGAAGATATTCCCAACCTACCTTCTTTTATAAGCTCTTTGGCTATTTTACCATTTGGTGTATCAAGAACCTTAGCTTTACCATAAACATCATTCCCTTTCCAATCCAATTCTAATGTTAAAATAGCAACTTTATCAAGATTAATATCCGGTGTTGATGGATGTGAAAGTTCACCAAAGCAACACTTCTTTGATATTTTACTTTCATTTAATCTTGTAATTTCTCTTTCAAGTAATTCTTTTTTATACATTCTTTTATTATGATTCTGAACATCAGCACTAGAAAAAACTCCAACAATATACATTGAACCGGTACCAGATTCTGATATTTCAAAATCATAAGACATTTCAGTAATTAATTTAGCCATTTTTAGACTCCTTAATCTTCTTCTGTATTTTCTTCTGAATCTTCTTCGGAATCAACATCACTTTCAATATCCTTTTCAAGACCCAGTTTATCTTTAAGAATTTTATTTCTTTGTTTTATAAATTCTTTCCTTATAATTTCCTTAGCATCAACATATTCTTCTTCTTCAAACTTATCCAAAGCATCCTTAATTTTGTCACTCATTTTCAAAATCTCCTTTATATTTATTTATATTTTTTATATTTTTTTAATTAATATTGGCTTTCTTCTTCTTTTATACCCAATTTCGTTTTATCATATTCCTTATATTTAACATTATCCATAATTTCATCATCAGACCATTTCAAATACTTCTTCATCAAATAATACTTAGAAAATTCTTGCCTATCAGCCATTATCTGATAATTATTAAATCTTGTTTCAAGGAACATTTGATCCATTTGTTCCTTATAGTGTGATGGTCTATTTAAATACAATTCAAAACTGCTTTTACTTAAACCATATTGTTTCTTTAAGCCAGTAAATGCCAAATGTATTAAAAACGTATCTAATAAAGAATCAGAAAATTTAGATTGTTGTCTTTCAAGAAATTTTGCCCATTTTATTTCATCACGAGATATTTCAGATGTTTGACTACCACCAAAAACAATATCCGCCTCTCTTTTTTCTTGACCAGCAGTTACTCTTGAAAGAGGATATTTCAAAGCCCTGTAAAGTTTTCTTGAAAAATAATATATATCTTCTAATTCAGAAAAACCGGCTGGATTACCACCTATAGAAGTAACATCAGAACCACGTCCATCAGCACTATTTTTAACAAAAACCCCAACACTTAAAGCAAAATTATGATTTTCACCAGGATCTTCAATTGTCAAACAACCTGTATCTTCTTTTATATCCAATTTTTCAACATATAATACATTAATTTTTTCAAATTTCATGTATAATGGCATAAGAGATTGATTTGGTTTTAATTCATCAGCTCTACATTCAGAACCATCTCTTAAAACAAATTTATGATCTGGTGTAACATCAACATATTCATTATTATCCAAATGAACTCTAACAATTTCAGCATTTTTTCTTGTAACACCAGCCCATTTAACTTTACCTCTTATAATTTTACCTGTTTTTTGATCAACGGAATAAACTTCATGTTTTTTACCTTCATTGTGTTCATCTATCAATTGTTTTAAAGAAATTTTTTCACCATCCAATAAATCAATGTAAGTATTTGAAATCCTTAGACATTGTGGAAGGTAGAAATTTTCAAGCATAGAATTTCTAATAAAAACAAGTGGTTGAGAATTTTGACTTACAGCAAAGTTATGATTACCTTCTACTTCTATACATCCAGTATCATCTTTTTCTTGTAAATATTCAATTTTCGATACTTTTTTATCTATTCTTTTATATAATGGCATAAGAGATTGATTTATTTCCAATTCATCTGCTCTGCGTTCAGAACCATCTCTTAAAATAAACTTATGATCATATGTTGTATCAATATAACTACCATTATCAAACCATACTCTTATAAGTTTTTCATTTTTACGAGTAATTTTAGCATGCTTTATTTTACCAGGCTCTATATTTAATGTTTTTTGATTTATAGTATAAACCCAATTTTCTTTACCTTCATTATGCTCTTTTATAATTTCATCCAAAGTTAAATATCTGCCATCTAATAAAGGAATCTCAGTGTTTTTTCTTATACACATAATATCCGGTTCATTTGAAAGTGTTCCGGTAGTTGGGTTATATGTTTGTTTCTTTGTCATTTTTTGTTTAATTTTTTCAACAAACTTTAATGACTTATCTCTAGGCATGTTACCTGTATCAATCTTAAAAACTAATCTTTCAGGTGCTCTAACTATTCTATAAATAACAACAGATGTTTCTAAAAGCTTTAATTGATTAAATGGTATTCTAGCCTTTTCAAGAAAACCTCTTACTTGATGAATTGTGTTTGAATAAACACCATAATTTATATAACCTATCTGGCTTGGATTAAATACAATCAAATTTCCCTTTTCTTGAAGTTTAATAGCTTCTTCATATGATGAAGGCTTTCTTGGCCTGTTTTTTAAATATTGAAAGAAATAAATTATTTTTCCTGTTTTTGGATCTGAAATAAAATCCATTGTTTCGGTTGGAAGTTTTTTAATACCAATAATACCCCTTTTGGGATTTTTTTCATCTATTATTCTTTCATAATAAACTTTTCCATCTATCATATATGTATGAAACATATCCCAAAGAATATTTCTTAAATCTATTCTTTTTTCAAAAACTTCTACATATTCGTTATGTATGTTTTTTATTATATTATCATTTTCAGTTAATTTTTTATCTATTATATCAAAATTTATAACTTTATTATCTGAATTCAATTGAATGGCTTCATTTGTAGCATCTTCTATAATATCTGAAATTTCAGATGTTTCTGCCATTCTTCTATATTCCATTAATCTATCAATTTCATTTGAATATGTTTTATTTATATAATTATTATAAAAAACATTAAAAGAAGATAATCCAACATTACCAAATCCCTCTATTGGTACATTAGCCGGAAGCCCCTCTCCTGTAGATTTTTCTTGACTAATAGAATCTTCTACTTTTTTAAAAGCATCTATATTTTCATTAATATTAAACAACTTATGATACCAAGCCATTATTTAGCTCCTTTTAAAAATTATCAACTAAATCATCTCTAACTGAAAATGAAGGTACTAAAATAATTGTACCTCTATCTTTTTCAGTACCCCATGCAATTTCATAATTTGATTTATCAGAATTTGGCCTACCACCTATCCATTTATATATAGCTCTTTCAGAATAAACACCAGTTTCTTCATTTCTTTTCATCATTGCTTCATAATCAATTAAAGCCTGTTCTATATAACCTATTTCTGATGTTTTACATCCTATATAAAAACCAGGTTGGATTTTTTTAAAAGGTAAAGAAATAGATAAAAAGAAAGCAGGTAAAGTAATAAATCTAAAAACAAACCAATGATTTCCTGAATTCCAAGGATTTGTTGCTGGTTCTTGAACAAAATAATCCGTACTCCAAAACTCTTTCTTATAAAATTTTGGAATTGGTCTAGTAATTTTACCAATCATAAAATCCAATTTTATTCCACCATATGCAGCAGCATGAACACTATCACTATATCTCGATGGTCTTATTTTAGGTTTATATTTACCAATATTAAAAAACCAACCCTTTTCATCTCTTCCTAATTCTATTGATATACCTTTAGGAATCATTTAAAGCCTCCCTTACTTTATTCATAACCATGTCTGGTGTTATATTTTTAGTACATTCAAAATCTTTATTCTCAGGACACCAAAACCAATTACCTCTATCAAATTCATGTTTTGGATTATTCATACATCCATGACAAACATTTTTATTTATCACTCTATAAATATCACTTGGTTCGTTCCAATCCTGTGTACAACCAGAAATCATAACAACTGGTTTACCAAGAGCCCAAGCAATCCAAGCTAATCCAGAACTAACACCTATAAATAATCTACTTCTATATATGTTATTTATAGTTTCTTCTATTTTTCTATCAGTATTATTTATAATATTTTTTAAATTTGTTGGTTCTTTACTGATAACCTTTACTTTATAACCAATATCATTTATTCTATTCACAAGCTCTTGCCAACCATTTTCATAATTCCAATATTTACACATAGCAGTAGAATGTTCTGATAATGTTATTATATCATTATCAAAATCATCTATTTCTGGTTTAACAAATTTTGGTCTTATCTCTTTAAATTCTAAACCAAGAATATCACTTGATATTTTTTGAAGTGGTGTTGATTCCCAATGATTTTTGTTTCTTGTTAAATCATTATGCCAACATCCAATCCAATACATATCATATAAATTTTCAACAACACTACCTGGATTAACAAAATTTAATTCTGGATAATTTTTTTGGAAAAATTGATTATGAAATGTAGAAACAAAAACATTACAGTTCCATTTTTTTCTAAATTCTTCTACATATGGAAACCAAGCTATTGTATCACCTATTGATTTACTATTCAAATGAATGTATACATTTTTACCAGCTGCGTTATACTTATATTCAGAAATAATTGAATTATCATATGTATCAGTTATTCTTATATTCCATTCAGTAAACCATCTTCTGCTTGGAGAAGACCACATATTACCTTGTAATATAGATGAATGAACAGTATTACCATTATCTATAAATTCGACAAGGTATTTTTTATTATGATTTTTTGGCCATATACTAACTTTAGCATAATCAACAAATGTTACATCATAGTTAAAATCCTTAATTTTTTCATCATTTTTAAAAATAATTTTGTTATTATCATACATATCTTCGGTTGTTAGTAAATCATAAATTACTTTACCTTCATATAAAATTTTAATGTTTTTATTAACTTTAAATTTCCCAAGATTCAATAGTTTTTCTGAATCATATTCATCAAATATATTATACTTATCATATACTATATTCAATAAAATTCTTTTATTTTTTGGTTTTATATAAAGATACAAATTATCATCGTTTTGATTGATGACTGGATATATCTTAAATTGGTTTAAATCACCAAATCCGAATACTGATGATGAATTAAAAGAATCTTGATTGTAATCAGATATTTTATAATTATCATCACAAATTTCTTTCAAATAATGAAAAAATACTCTTTCTAATTGATATCCATTTGGTCTATTTGAATAATACTCATCTTTACTATTAACAGAATCAATTATTTTTAAAGCATCTTTAGTATATAATCCAAATAAAAACGTTGATACATATCCCTTTTTATAAGAATCTTTTTCATATTCATACAAAACAGCTTTTGTTTCATCAAGCTCTTCTATAAAATTTTCACTAAATTTATATACATCATCAATAACACAATCATATTCTATATAAAATATTCTGTCTTTTTTCAGATACTTAGCAAAATTAAAAGCATTCCTCCATGAACACCATATAGAATAATCATGATGATATGGATATGTTATATCAATTTTATAATCTTCACTATTAAACCATAACTTACTGTTTATATTATATTTTTTATAATCTTTTTTCTCTAAAAGCTGATTATCCTTATCATATAAATAATAATCAGCTTTATTTTGAATATATGAAGGAACTGGATAATGTGAAACAAGCATAATTTCACAACCAAATTGTTTAACTTTATCAATACACTTGATTAACTCTTGCTCTTTTTCTTCTGTATCCGTCCATGTTCCTATGATAAAAATATCATTTTTTAGCTTAAAATAAGGTATCTTACTATATTGAAATCTTTCAAAATCTTTCCTATAAACATCAAATACTTTATTAATTACATCTTGATTTTTATAATAAGAATCATAATAAATTTGATCAACAGGACCAGAATATTTTTTATCAACACTCCAATTAAATTTTATCCCAATTTTTTCACAAATGTTTTTGAAATCTTCTTTAAGATTTTCATATTTTCCTATATGGTTAATAAGACGCCTATCACCATCAAAAACCCAATATGATTGGGGATAGAAATGATAGGAATTTTTATTATTAATATCAGCAAATTTTTCCAATCCACCATCTAATACAAAATCATAAAAATATTTATATTTCAATATCATTTTTTGTAATAATAAATCATTTATATTACCATCACCACCATTTAAAATCCAATTATAAGCACTTACAAGCCTATAATATGGATTTCTAACAAAACAAAAAGAATCAGATCTATAATTTTCAATAAGATCCATTTTTCTTTTGTTCGAATCATGTCCTATAATATTGATATTATTACGATTTAAATTAGATGAAATGAAGGTGCTGGCTGTTTTTGGCATACTAAAAAAAACTATCAAAATAAATTACCTCCAAAAAAATAACATTTTCTGGCTATTATTATTACCTAAATGTAACAAATAACTATTAAAACCTTTATCCCTGATAAAACTTATTAAATCATTAAGAACCTTCTCATCTTTTTTAAAATGTGAATGATGATATTCTAATGAAATTTTCTTAATTTTATCATAATTTTTAATACTATACAAGATAGAAAGTTCAGATCCTTCAGTGTCTATTTTCAAAAAATCTATCCTATCAAATAATCCATTATCAAAAAAATAATCAAGTTTATAACAATTTGTTTCTATATAAACATCACTATCACTAAATATTGTATGCCCACCTATATGAGGAATTTTATATAATTTTATTTTTCCATTGTAATCTGTTATAGCGCAATTAAATGGATAACAATTTTTTGGTACATTCTTTTTTAACAAAGAAAATGAATATGGATCGGGTTCAAATAAATATATTTTATTTACTCCTCTTTCAGCAGCATAATTTGAAAAAATACCAATATTAGCACCAATATCAACTACAATATCAGATCCATCTATTCTCATTTCTGGAATATACTCATAGTCTTTGTGATTATATATTTCATGATACATACCAACATACCATGAATTTTTTATTGCTTTATCAACAACACTTCCGCTCATATCAGTACTAACATCAATTTTTTTATTATGACTTATCCAAACTTCCAATGGTTTTCTATTATCATTGTTAATTAAATCAAAAAAACTATCAATAATATTCAAATCCTTTTGACCATGAAAATAAATAACATCGTTTTTATTAGCTGGAATATATTGCCATCCTCTTTCCTCACCAAAATTATATGGACCATCTTTTTCCAAAAATGTTTTAAATCTTTCTATTGGTTCATCACATAAACCAGTTTCAAAATTCGATAATGGTAAATATTTATCAAATTTATACTTCCATCTTAAAAGATTATCAAATCCTTCATCATTCCAGTAACATAAACGAGTATAATCTTTTTCTGATAAGGATTCATACATATCTATTATTTCTTGAAAAAACCATTTACATTTCTTGTTGAAAATAAAGAAACTAGCATGAGATAACAAAAAACCATTTCTCTCTATTTTATAGTATTCACAAAGTTTTTCGTTAAAATTTTGTACAGCCTTTTCACCATCAATAGTTTTCCAAGCTACATAGTCATCAAGAATATGTCTATCTGGAATGGGATAATTATCTAACTGATTGAAATAATTTCTAACCTTATTAATGTTTTTATTAACAATAGCATCGCTATCTATCCAAACAAACTTAGTAAAATCAGTATTTTCTATAGCATCTATACAGCTTCTTTGTTTGAAATACCATATATCGTTTTTACTATTTATATCCAAATTCAATCTTTTAGGAATGACACAATCATAATTATCATAATTTATATCACAATTTATACCATAAACAAGTATATTCATATCAGAATATTCTGATATACTTTTCACCAATTTTTCAGTAAGAGGAATATAATTTTCATCACAAGCTGTTATAAACACAACATCATTTTTTCTACTAATCTTTTGTAAAACACCTATACCAGCCCATGATTGTTTCTCATTAAATTCAATTTTTTTACCTTTCAATTCATTCCAGAATTTACTAACATAACAATCACTCTCTCTATGATACTGACTATCATTTATATCATGAAATAATATAAAACCATTATCTTTTACAAAATCTTCATACATTTCGTAATCTTTTTTAACACCATCATATGTATGATCACCATCAATAAAAAGAACATCAAGTTTTTCACCATTTAAAACATTTTTAACCTTTTCTCTTGTTTCTTCATTATGTGAATCACCTGATATTATATTAACATTATTAATAAGATTTTTGAGATTAAAATCTCTAAGATAAACATTATAATTATCATGACCAAATTTAGAATGCGGCATATCAACGCTTATTTTTTTACCAGAAAACAAAGAAGACAAATAATATAAAGTACCACCTTTATCAGTACCTATTTCCATATAATTATTCATTTTTCCTAATGATTTTAAATAATTATACAAACTCTTTATTTCACTTTCTACTTGATTCATGCCAAGATCTTTACTTACCATATAATTATCATATACTAATTCATTTATAATATTATTCGCTATTTTTGCTACATTTTCCCAGGTAAAAATACCACTAACAATTTTAGAACCATTCAAAGCAATTTTTTTCTTTGTTTCATATTCTTCTTTTACTTCTCTCATTTTTTCAACAAGATCATCAAAATCTGGTTCTGACCACAATCCTGGTGGATCATCATATCCTAATAACTGATAAGGTTTTTCCATTGATTTTATTCTAACTTTTGTTGAAATATTATCAGCAAAATCAAGCTGAGCACCATAATCACTACAAATAGTAGGAACACCACAAGCTATCGCTTCTATTAATGGTAAATTAAAACCTTCCGCTCTTGAGCAAGAAACAAAACAATTACAATGTTGTAATAATCTAATATATTCATCTTCAGGTAAAAATGATAAAAATATCAATCTATTATCATTTGGAATGTTATAATATTCTAATCTTTCTTTTGTTGATTTACATCCATCAGTTGGAAAAGGATTATCAACAAGACAAATCATTTTGATATCCTTTTCTTTAGGAAAGGCTTTAAGAAATGATCTTATTATTTCTGTGGTTGATTTTCTATGCTCCCATCTACCAACAAGAAAAAAAGTAAAAACATCATTATCAATAGTTTCTGTTGTTGGATGATATTTAATTATATTAACACCCTCTGGAACTATTTTAACCTTTTCAGCTGGATATCCTTGTTCTATAGAACAATCCCTTTGCCATTTTGAAGGAACCCATAATTGATCAAATTCTAATAACCTTGAGAAAAATTGTTCCGGTTGTCTTGTGCTTTCCCATACATTATAAGCAATTTTAATATTGTTACCATAATCAAAATGATATGGGTTATCTTTTGGTTGATCCCAATAATAATAATGATTTGTTGTTTCAAGAACTATATTGATTGGATTTTTTGGAAATGGGATACCCAATAAAGGATGTTTATATGGGTATCCGGTGGAAAAACTTCTTATAGATATTGGTAAATCTGATACTTTACTTAAAGCAGTAAAAAAATTTCTCGAATGATTAGCATATCCAGTCGTACCAAGAAAAGAACAATGCCCTATAATACCATCAATCATACTTTAATAATCTTCCTTTACATATTTTTTTCAAACCAATTTTTAGCTATATCCAGTATTCTGTTCTTATCTTTGTCATAATTACCAATATGGTACATTAAACCATAATCCTTTACATGAAATAATTCATGATATTTTAATCCATATTTAGCTAAATTTCTCGATATAATATATTCATCAACACATTTTCTTGGTGTATAAATATTTTCCATCATTTCTTCTTCGGTTAAGTCCTGTGGAAATTCCCATAAATCATGTGTTAATCTTGAAGTAGCAATCAAACAACTAGACAATCCTATATTTCTACCATCACGAATGAAATATTTATCTAATCTAAATTTATCAGATATTTTATATTCATCTTTATTACCAACCACTCTTGGATCAAAATTTAAAAAAGGATTATAAGTATTGGGATGTACTAAAACATCAGCATCTAATAACAAATTCCAGTCATAGTTTTGACCATAATCATAAACTTGAATTTTTTCTACCATTGGTGGTAAGTTCGGCCATTTTCTTTCACTAATAATGTTTATGTCTGCTGATATTTTTTTCGCATATCTTTCAACAGTTTTTATTGTTAATTCAAATAATTCTGGAAAATAATTATCAACATTCACAATATGTATACATATATTCATATTAAAAAATCTCCTTTTCTATTTCTTCTTTAAGTTCTTCCAAAACATTACCCCATTTTCCAAACTCTTTTTGTCTCAACAACACAACATCTTTATAATACCAACTACCCTTGTCTTCTCTTTCATATATAAACCCCCAATATGGCAACATAGAAACCATTATAATGGTTTTTTTACCTAATCCAGCACTTAAATGTGCAACAGAAGTACAAGTGCTTATAACAAAATCCATTTGTTGTATTATATTAGATGTATCACAAAAATCTAATATGTTTGATTTAACAATAAAATCAGGTAAATGTATATAATCTTTTTCTAAAGAATAAAATTGAACAACATCTTTATATTTTTCAAGTATTTGTATTATATCTTCTACTTTAGGTGATCTATAATAATCATAATCAAAAAAATTACCACACTGAAATTTAACACCAACTTTTATTTTATCGCTTATTATATTATCATTTGATTTATAAAATAAATGTGGTTCTCTCGGTATCTGATTATAATCAGTATAACCCATTATATTCTCAGAAGTTAATGATTGATAACAATAATCAATGTTTTCCTTTACTTCTGAAATATTCTGATAGCATTTGTGTATATAAGATTGATGTTTAAGAAATGAATGTAGAGGTTTTGGTGCTAAAACAATCATATTAGCACCTAACTTATTGATTTCTCTTACGAATTTTAATCCAACAAAAATATCACCATATCCGCCTTCGAGATCTACTAAAATATTTTTATTTTGTAAATTACTTAAATTATTCAATATCGGATATGGAAAATTGAAAGGCTTGAAAATACCAGATTGTCTTCCACCATCATTTAACCGTTTCATACCTTCCTTTATATCACCTTTTCTTAAATACATGAAGGCTGAATTAAATATTACTCTATTATCATATGGTCTTTCTGTTAAAAGATGGTTTATAATTGAATCTGATTTATCAAAATCCCCTTTTAACGAATAATACAATTGTTGATCTAATTTATCATGTTTTAACAGATTTGACTTCATATTATACCCTTTCCCTTTAATAGTAAAATTCTTAAATATTACCAATTATTTTTATTTTTTAATTCCCTTAACAGCTACCATTATTGATCTTTGTTGCATCATAATATCCACAATACTTAATTTCATCAAAATCTCTGATAAAATAGTCGGCATTATCATGCTTCGTCTTTTATACTTATCTTTACCATATAATACAAATATACCATTTTTCATTAAATAATTTGTTATTTCATTATTATTTAATTGTGAAGGAATGAAAAATTGACCAAATATATAATCTAAACATAGATCTTGAATGAAAATTTCACCACCATCTTTGAGATAATTATTTATCCAATATTCTAAATATTTTTCATATTCATCTATTTCTATGGTAGTTAAAACATCAATTACAAGAATTTCATCAAATTTTTCTTTTATTGGTATATCCAAATATGATGATACTAAAATTACTTTACGATTATCATTATTTTTTATTTCATCTAAAAATTTTTCATGTACTACATTAACACAATCATCACCTAAATTATTTTCACGATTAGTTATAACTAATCGTGTTTTCTTTTCCTCACTGTCTATTAAATTAACAATATCACTAACCTTCTCTTCTTTTTCATTGATTCCATAAATTTTATAAATTTCAGTATCATACATATTTTTTGACATATTTTTACTCCTTTTTATCATTTATTTAATCACTTTATTTTCTATTTATTACAGATTTTAATATTTTATATATATAATTATATTATATTATTTAACTTTTTCGTAAACTAATAAATTTTATTTTTATATAAAAAATTTTTTCTATAATCATTTGATTTCTATGTATCATATTGATACCAAATATCACCATTATTTCCACCAGAAGGTGGATCACTAGATATATAAACCACAACAGATGTTCCTGAAGTTCCAGAAGAACCACTTGAACCACTTGTTCCTGAAGTTCCAGAAGATCCGCTTGTTCCAGAAGAACCACTTGAACCACTTGTTCCACTTGTTCCAGAAGAACCAGAAGAACCACTTGTTCCACTTGTTCCTGAAACTTGTTCCACTTGTTCCAGAAGAACCAGAAGAACCACTTGTTCCACTTGTTCCTGAAGTTCCAGAAGATCCGCTTGTTCCTGAAGTTCCTGAAGAACCACTTGAACCACTTGTTCCTGAAGAACCACTTGAACCACTTGAACCGCTTGTTCCAGAAGAACCACTTGTTCCACTTGTTCCTGAAGAACCACTTGTTCCACTTGTTCCACTTGTTCCTGAAGTTCCTGAAGAACCACTTGAACCACTTGTTCCTGAAGTTCCTGAAGAACCACTTGAACCACTTGTTCCACTTGTTCCCGAAGAACCACTTGAACCACTTGTTCCCGAAGAACCACTTGAACCACTTGTTCCCGAAGAACCACTTGAACCACTTGAACCACTTGTTCCTGAAGATCCACTTGAACCACTTGAACCACTTGTTCCCGAAGAACCACTTGAACCACTTGAACCACTTGTTCCTGAAGATCCACTTGAACCACTTGTTCCACTTGTTCCACTTGTTCCCGAAGAACCACTTGAACCACTTGTTCCACTTGTTCCACTTGTTCCCGAAGAACCACTTGAACCACTTGAACCACTTGTTCCTGAAGATCCACTTGAACCACTTGAACCACTTGTTCCTGAAGATCCACTTGTTCCACTTGTTCCCGAAGAACCACTTGAACCACTTGAACCACTTGTTCCTGAAGAACCACTTGAACCACTTGAACCACTTGTTCCTGAAGATCCACTTGTTCCACTTGTTCCTGAAGATCCACTTGAACCACTTGTTCCACTTGTTCCCGAAGAACCACTTGAACCA